CTAGTCCTTGTGAACCAGTGTAACCAACTGATCCGTTATACCCTAATCCGCTACTACCAGTATATCCAAAAGATCCTGTATATCCCGAACCAGCACTACCGATATACCCAAGTGAACCAGTATATCCGATATTACCCTGACTACCGAAATAACCAGGACTACCTAGTCCTTGTGAACCAGTGTAACCAACTGATCCGTTATACCCTAATCCGCTACTACCAGTATATCCAAAAGATCCTGTATATCCCGAACCAGCACTACCGATATACCCAAGTGAACCAGTATATCCTTGTAATCCGAATGATCCGGTATACCCTTTCGATCCAAAATATCCCAACGACCCAAAAGATCCAGAATACCCTAACCCACTGCTACCGACATAACCTAAAAGGCCCACTGACCCGGTATATCCCGAACCGGCACTGCCGACGTATCCGAGTGAACCGGTGTACCCTTGTAATCCGAGTGAACCGGTATATCCCGAGCCGGCACTGCCGACGTATCCGAGTGAACCGGTATATCCTAATCCGCTACTTCCAGTATATCCTTTTGATCCGATATACCCGACACCGGCACTTCCTATATACCCGATTGACCCGAGATATCCGGATATTCCTTGGCTACCATAATACCCTAATAAGCCTTGACTTCCGGTATATCCTCCTGCATCACCTTTATCTCCTCGACTTCCAGAGTATCCAATTCCGCCGATACTACCAACATACCCAAATTGTGCTACATCAGTACTAAAGAAAGGTCCTGTAATATCTACCCATCTTTCGCCGATATCATCTAATACATATTCATATAATACTTGATTAGTTGGTTCATACCAATGATCACCTGCCCAAAACGTTGTATTTGTAGGAGGAGTGACTCCTTCGTAATAATTGGGAATTCTTACACTTTCTCTACCACCTAGATTAATAAAACTAGAAACAGTATTAGTAAAAGTTAAATTACCGGTAATACTAACTAATTGAGTAACTAAACTTATATTTCCAGTTATTGTACTTACTTGTAACGTAATAGTAGATAAACTAGGAGTATTGGGAGATATAACTCCATAATTAAAGTTTAAATTACCTAAACTGCTAGAAAATACAGTACCGGTGGCATAAGATATTAATGTATACCCAGTACCTGTGGTAGGAGAAGGACCCAATGCAGGCTGCGCATTGGCTAAGTTTAAAAATTGATAACGTGTCGGGCTTAACGTACCTGTAGGATTAACAAGTGTACGACCGCTAATAAGACCTGGCATTAAAATTTCTCCGTTTTATAATTAAAATTATTCATTAGCTATTCGCCGTTTCTAATACACTTAAAGTTATCACACAGGCATTATCTGCATCGGTATAACAATAAACACTATCTAATTGCTCGACAATCATTTTTCCTGTAGTCATACTAGCAGCATCATTTGGTGGAATTTGGTATCCCACAACTAATGGTGTCACTACATGAGGATCTTGTCCTCCAAATCCTTGTGCATTTTTTAAAATAGGTAAATTTCTATAATGTGCAAATGTGACAGCATGAGGATTAATCGGATCAATATTTGCCACCTGCGTCATTAGAATAATTGCCGTAACCCCAACAGGAGCGGTATATACCGTTGCTGTAGTTCCGGTAGTCCAGGTACTTTGTAATTTTGCTGTTTTAGTTTTGAATACATTTAACGGTAATAATGCCATAAATCTTTTAACCTCCGCCTTCAATTGCTAAAATGAACGGTGTCATATTAGCAAACAAGCTCTTTGTAAACGTTCTACCACTTAATACACCAGTGGCCTGGCTAATAACAAGTGAAGGGCCAATTCTAAAATCACCATTCTGGTCGGTTGAAGTATAGAAGACCTTACCATTATTTAATTGAACTACTTCCTGTCCTTGAACAGGATCTTTAACTCCACGCTGTGGCAATGCACTGTATGTTACACCAGCACCTACATACTCAAACGTATATCCAGAAGCAGATTGATAGCTTCTTTGATAAAAGTTTACAATAGCGCCATCTGGGAAGAGAGATGCATCAGTTACATTTTCTTCTAAGGACACAATATGATGAGTTCCTGAACGATACCAGTAACTTAGTCCTGAATAATAACTATAATAATTTCCGCCAGTTTCGAGATCATATGTTAATTGCCTTAATGTAAGTCGAATATCTCTCTTACATTTCTCTACATTAAAGCTAGTAAAGAAATAAGGATCCCCTTCGATGAATGAAATTAAGTAAGATACTAAGTATTCCGTTTGGGCATTTATTGTCGATATTGCTACACTTGCTCCCGCCGGCGGTGTTCCTACTTTTGTGGGAACAGCATAATTTGTTGCTAATGTTATATTAGCAGCATCAATTATGCCTATAATTAAATTAAGTCGATTATATATAAAACTAATAGATTCGCCGTTAACATGTGCATTTGTTAAAATGTTACCATTTGAACATAAAATAGCTTGTAATTCAAATAATATATCAATTTCATATCCTATTTGGCTGTTTTGCTGTGCTGTATTAGCAGCGCTTAATATATTACTACCTAATTCATATTTTTGACTTGTACTTCCATCTGGATTAATTTTAGTTGCAAATGCGTCACTTACATCGCTTGACAATACAGTATAATATGCATTTCCGCAGAAATATAAATTAAAGTAGTTACTATTAACTAATTGTACAGTATTTGTAGGATCAGATCCGCCACTACCTAATCCATAGTTTAATGTAATAGTTTGATAACTAACATCTGTTACAATGGTTCCAGGTATAATATATGGAGAAAATACTCCATTAACAGTAGTTCCTGTATTACCGAATTGGTCTTGAATATATACCGTATTTCCCACAGCAATACCTGTAGTATCGATACCGGATATAGTAAGACTACCGGTAGTTAATGATGCGAGACTCGGAGTAGCATTTAAGAACCCCGGATACCCTTGATTATTAATATAAGGAACTATATTTCCTTGATAATCGACAGTAGTTAATGGAGGTTCTACTTCCATAATTAATGCAATATGGGGTCGAAATGCTGTATCCGGTATATAGATTTCAACTTGTCCATTTTGTGGATAATATCCTAATGGATAATATTCACCATTAACCTGATATGTCGGATTCGGAGGATTATATATAGTTCCACTAAATTCTAATTTGCCAAACCCATTAGATAATAAGCATATATTACCGAAGTTAGCATTACTATTAACAATAGATGCGATTCCTCCGTTATCAGTTTGTACACCAACGCTACAGAAGATTGTAAACACCGATACAAGCTGCGCATAACCATTATTGGTGATGTGTATACCTCTTCCGCCTTGATTAATTTGAGTAAATGCGTCGAATACATACGATTGAATTGGGCTTCGATCGCTAATTACAGCACCGTCGATCAATGTACCGCCCATCGCGCCGATCTGATCAACTTTACGACTATCCCATGTACTGGTATTTCCGGTATATTTTAAACTTAATTCCTCAACTTGTGCATCTGTAGCAGGGAAAACTAAAGTATTGCCGAAATATAAAGTTCCATTTTGTGCATCGCCTACAGTCGGACCGGATAATGTGATCGTATAAACATTATTTGTCTGAGAAGTAATAGAAATAATTGTAGGACTGTTTCTTACGTCATCCGAACTTACTCCAGTAGTTGCAAATAATCCCGATCCAGTGAATGGCAATGGTGCAGCATCCGGACCATTTTTTATTATATCAGATATAATTGTATAACATCTATTAATAGCCGAGGCTGCATGTATTCCCCCTTCTAAAGTATTAATAAACACTTGTGTTGCTGTAGATCTTACAACCGGAACAGGTGTGTTACTTATTATATTTTGACTAATATTATTGAGATATGCTATTGCATCAGAGGTTATAGTTTCTTCACCGTAGATAGCACTCTGTACTCCTGCATATGAAGGAATAATGACTTGATTATAATTCTTTTGATGTGACGTCGGAAGAGGTTGACTTTGAATAACCAGATTAATTAGATATTTAAGTTGATTAAAGGCCCCTACTACCTGAGGAATTTCATTAGGAATATTAGTCGTAGTATAACTCGATGCATAATAATATGCACCTGCTTGAATACTTTGTCGATTACCCCCATTTAATAAATCAAAGCTAACACAATCAATAATATATCCAACATCACGATAGCATGTTGATGTATTATAGACAAACCCTGGATTATTTGCAGTTACCCAATTGACTGTCTGTTGTTGAATTGTTGTTTTAGCAGCTTGAATTGCAGTGTATGCTGCTACCGTTGATGTATTTGTCGATGGTAATCCATTAGGAATAATAATATCTGTTATTCCATTGGTACCAGAATTAATAATAGTTATAATTTCATTGAAATTTGCATTAACACTAGTTATAGCAGATGGGAAGCTAGCAATAGTTGCTGTTACTAGAGATTGTGCATATTCAATAGCATTAGTTGTTGTAGTTACTTCTCTACCAATTGAACCTGTATAATCACCTTGTGACCAATATTGTAGTCCTGCAAAAGCACTTTGTGAGTTTCCACCATAAATTAAATCTAATGCTACGCTATCAACAATTAATTTCGTGTCTCTTTCACATTTGATCTTATCATAGATAAACACACTCGAATATGTTGCATCGATATAAGCAGTTACTTCTGCTTGTATAAATGAACGATTGGCTTCTAATAAATTAGCAGCATTAACAACTGCTGCTGTAGAGCTCGGGGTTAACCCTATCGGGGTTGGGGTAACAGGATTTCCACCGATTAATACTCCAGGACCATTATTAATTATAGTTGTGATTCTATTAATATTAGAATCAATAGCAGTTACTTCATTGGTAGTACCGACTGATCCGCTAATAACCTGAGCGACTGCTGTTTGATATGGATTCGGTAATTGAATCCCTTGTATAACATAATTTGCTAATGTTTGAATATAATTGTATGCAGCCGTAGTTTGTGGTATTTCATTAGATGGTAATACACTATTTGTACCGGTATTTGTATAATAATAAACTCCACTTTGTATAGCTTGTCTATTACCGCCATATGTTAAATCAAATGTTACACTATCGATTATATATCCAGCATCTCTAAGACATGTGCTAGTTGTGTATGACCAATTTTTGATATAATTGACTATTTCATTTTGTATAAAGCTTCTATTACTATGCAAGAGCAAGAATGCATTATATGATACAGAATTCGGTGTTAACCCAATCGGAGTGTATATCCCTCCTGCCGCTGCCGGCCCATTTTGGACAACATTTAATAATAAATTGATATTATTAACAACTGCAGAAATATCCGCATTTGTTCCAGCTGGTAAATTAGTAACTTGTCCAGAAGCATAACCATTTAATGATTTTGCAGAAATAACATAGCTGACTACTTTCTTTAAATATGTATATGCAGCAACAGTTTGTGGTAGTTCATTCGGAATATTAGTTGTATTCGAGAACCCTAAATAATAGATACCGCTTTGAATAGCTTGTCTATTAGAAGGAGATGTATAAGTTGGATCTGCATTATATAATAAATCATAACTGATACTATCAATAATGAAACCCATGTCTCTACGACAAATTGCTTGATCAATTGTTCCCCAAACATACGGATATGTGGTTTGTAACTCGCTAGCTACAGTCGAAATAATGGTATCTCTATTCGATTGCAATGCATTATATGCAGCAAGTACCACTCCTGTACCTGCAGTTATTGAATTTGGTACAATAGAATCTGTAATAGTAGACGGATTGATTGTTCCGTTTAATAACCCGATAATTAAATTGAATTCATTTGTTACAAAGTTTTTTTCTAACGTAGTTGTAATAACTGAGGCTGCTGCTATACTTAATTGATTAATTGCATATTCGGTGGCTACAAGTTCTGATCCTTGAATATTTAAATTACCGCCTTGTGCCCAATATTGTAATGCTGAAAATACGATCTGACTGTTTCCACTAGTTCCGGGGAAATATAAATCTTGAGCCAATGCATCAACAATTAAACCAGTATCTCTTTTACATTTGCTTTGTAATGGAGTTGAATTATTAAATGTAGTATTAGAATATGTTGCATTAACATGCGCTACTACTTGTTGTTGCAAATAGGTTCTATTAGCTTTTAATAATGATACTGCATTAGCGGTGGTTCCGTTAGCACTTAAACTATTTGGTACTATTTCATCAGTTACACCTGTAGTACCATTAGTTAAGATATTAATTATATAATTAAAATCTGTTTCTATTGCGGCAGCATCATTAATAGTTCCTGGAGAACCGTTGTAGATGGTTTGCGTTGCAGTCGTGGAATATCTTGTTGTCGGCCCAGTAGAATTTTGTACTATTTCTTTTGCTAAATTTTTAAGATATGTAATAGCTTCGATTGTTTGTGCCGATTCAACTGTGATGTTTCCAGTATAACCATTTTGATTCCAATATTGAATAGCTGCAAAATCGCTTTGACTGGTTCCACCGAATAACAAATCTTGAGCTATTGCATCGACTATTAATCCGGTGTCTCTTTCACATTTGTTTCTATCGTAATTAAATGGTTTTGCAAACCAATAGTTAATATAAGCAATTAATTCATTTTGTATGAATGTACGGTTCGCTAGCAATAAGTTGTAGGCGTCAATATCCCCTTGTACATTACTCGATGATAAATTAATCGGTTTCTTTGGATAATACGGGCTAGGACCATTATTAATAATGTCTGTGATGATATCAACTTCATTTTCAATATATGCTATTTGCGAACTTGAAGCATGAGTTGCTGTTGATATAAAGATCTGAGTGGATGTATTTCCGATAGTAGTCGTTACGGTATTATTTGTTATAACACCTCGTGCGACTTGTTTAATTCTATTATAAGCAGCGGTAACTTGTGCTAATTCATAGGTAATAACACTATTATTGCTATCATAATTATAATAATAGACACCACTTTGTATACTCTGTCTATTACCGTTATGCAACAAATCAAAACTCACGCTATCGATAATATATCCAACATCTCGTCTGCAAGTATCTCTATTATAATTAAATCCTACAGGATATATTTTGTTAATATAAGCTACTGTTTCTGCTTGAATAAATGCGCGATTAGCAGACAATAAATTAGCTGCATTAATTACAGCAGGTACTACACTAGGAATAACAGAAATTGGAGTAGGTGCTAATGCTGCGCTTGTTCCTGTATTGATAATACTAGTAATTAAACTAATATTATTAGAAACTGCAACTACTTGTGCAGTTGTTCCAACATTAGGACTTAGAACTTGTGCAACATTTGATTGATATTGAGTCGGTACACGTTGTCCTGTTATGATATATGAACTAATATTTTGAATAAAGTTATATGCTGCAGTTACTTGAGGTTGTTCATTAGGTATAGCGGTTATATTACTAAAACCATAATAATAAACTCCGCTATGTACTGCTTGTCTATTGCCGTTATATAATAAATCAAAACTTACACTATCGACCATATAGCCGATATCACGATAGCATTTGCTTGAATTATATACATATCCATATGTTTTAGTAGCTTCTACAAATGCAACAGCTTCCGATTGTAGATATGCTTTATTAGCTTCTAATAAAGTATAAGCTCCGGCAACAAATGCATTTGTACTAGAAGTTAAACTGTTAGGTATAATTAAATCAGTAACTCCAGCTGTTCCATTATTAATAATATCGACTATTAAGTTAAACTCATCATAGATCTTTTGTTTTTCACTATTTGTTACAACAATCCCGGAAACTGTAGTTTGAACCGTAGATGTTTGATATCTAATTCCGGTAGTATCATTAGTGATAACTTTAATTGCTAAATCTCTAATATAAGAAATAGCAGCAGTAGTTGTAGTTAATTCAGTTGCAATTGAACCTGTATATCCAGATTGTGCCCAGTATTGCAATCCGGAGAAATTGCTTTGACTGCTGCCGCCGAATAATAAATCTTCAGCTAGAGAATCTACAATTAATCCTACATCTCTTGCACACTTAGTTTGATCATAAACAAAACCTGGTTTTGCTTGACTATATATAAAATTATCAAGATAAGCAATAACTTCAGCTCTTATGAAATCTCTATTAGATTCTAATTGAGAAACAGCATTTTTCACAGCAGATACCGAACTCTGTGTTAATGATATCGGTGTCGGTGTTATAAGCGATCCGCCTATAGTGACTGTAGGTCCATTATTGATAATAGTTGTAATTCTATTAATACTATTATCAAGCGCAGAAACTTGAACACTTGTACCGGCCGATCCGCCGACTCCACTTTGAGATATTGCAGTTTGATACGGATTCGGCACAGCAATACCTTGTACAATATAATTCGTCAGTGTTTGTATATAATTATATGCTGCGGTTATTTGATTTTTTTCTGTCGGAGCAATTGCACTTGCTGTCGGAGAGAATGAATAATAATAAACGCCACTTTGAACAGCTTGTTTATTACCGCCATATAATAAGTCAAAACTAATACTATCGACTATATATCCAACATCACGGTAACATGTTGCTGTGCTATAAACGAACCACGAGGGTTTAGTTGCCTCAACATATGCAACTGTTTGTTCTTGAATAAATGTTCTATTATTTTGTAATAGATTGTATGCATTTGTAGTAGCAGTACTAACTGGAGTATATCCATTAGGTATAATAAGATCAGTTACACCGGCTGTTCCGTTTGTTAAAATATTTGTAATTACAGAAAAATCATTTGCAATTATTTCAGCTTCTACTGAAGTTGCTGCAGTTCCTGTCTGCTGAGCAGTCGGGCCCGATGGATAATATATAGGATTATATCTTGTGCCGTTAGTGATATTTTGTACTACTTGTTGTGCAAGAGAGCTAGCAAAGTTAATTGCATCTACTGTCTGATTTAATTCGACTGTAATTTGCCCAGTATATCCTGCTTGATTCCAATACTGCAATCCGGCAAAATCACTTTGACTTGTTCCACCATATAATAAATCTAATGCAATAGCGTCGATTATTAATCCGGTATCTCGTGAACATTTTGTTTTATCATAATAATAATTTGATAAACCTAAATCAACATAAGCAACTACTTCATTTTCGATAAATGTTTTATTTGCCTGCAATAGGTTATAAGCATTATGAATTAATGTATTGGATGTTGCAGTACCATTCGGAGTAATAATATTAGTAACTCCGACAGTTCCGTTAGTTAAAATATTCGTAATTGTCGAGAATAATGAAGAAACTATACCGCTTGCAGTAGTAGATCCGCTTGCTGCAAAATTAAAGATCTGTGTAGTTGCTGTTTGTAAAGAAGTAACAGTTGTATTAGTAATAACTTTCTGTGCTAACCAACTTGCATAATTAATTGCGGCGGTAGTTGTTGTTAATTCTTTACTAATTGCTCCTGTATATCCTTTTTGATTCCAATACTGTAATCCAGCAAAGATTGCTTGACTATTATCTTTTTGTAAAATATCAAATGCAATACTATCAATAATTAACCCGGTATCTCTATAACAATTCGCAGCATTATAATTAAATCCTACGCTAAAAGTATCATCAACCCATCCAGTCAACTCTGCTGCTAAGAAATCTCTATTTGAGGTTAATAAGTTAAATGCATTAATAGCATTATAGTTATAGGTTAATTGATTACTAATCGGAGTTGGAGGAGGAGCAATACTAGGGCCTACTGTAATAATATCTGTAATTAAATCGATATTAGAATTTATCTGTTCAACTTCTAATGATGATCCAGTCTCGCCGGGAAGTACCTGCATAACAGCGGTCTGATATGTATTTGTTATAAGTTTACCCCTAACAATAGAGGAGACCAATGTTTTAATATAATTATATGCTAATGTAGTTTGAGCTACTTCGTTAGTGGCAATAGCTCCGGCTATGGTTGAGAATGAATAATAATAAACGCCACTTTGAACAGCTTGTTTATTACCGCCATATAATAAGTCAAAGCATACGCTATCAACCATATACCCTGCATCTCGATAACACTTAGCCTGACTATATGTAAACCCTGCAGTTTTTGTATTTTCTACAAATGCAACTGTCTGTTCTTGTATATAAACTTTATTTGCTTGCAATAAATTTACTGCATTAAGTATGTTACCTGTTGCAGGATTAATGCCATTAGGAATGATTAGATCTGTCACTCCAGTGGTTCCATTGTTTAGAATATTTGTAATTACAGAAAAGTCATTAGCAATTAATGTAGCTTCATTAGTGGTTGCAGCAGTTAAACTAATATTTTGTGTACTAGGCGATGCTCCATTATAATATGTAGCAGTATATCTTGTACCGTTCGTACTATTTTGTACAATCTGTTGTGATAAACTACTAATAAAATTTATAGCAGCGGTTGTTGTTGTTAACTCCGAAGGTATTAACCCAACGTATCCATTTTGATTCCAATATTGTAATCCAGCAAAATCGCTCTGACTAGTTCCGCCAAATAACAGATCTAACACGAGAGCATCAACAATTAACCCGGTATCTCTTAAGCATTTCGTTCTACTATAATTTTGATAATATGAAGAGTTACTATAGATATAATTGTCAATATAGGCTACCACTTCGGATTGAACAAAGTATCGATTGGCATTTAGTAAAGTAGCTGCAGTTTGTGTATATGCATCTCCTAAAGCTTTTAATCCGATCGGGCTAGGTGTAATCGGTAATCCGTTAATTAATGTGTTAGGACCATTATTAATAATTGTAGTAATTCTATCAATATTAGAATTGATATTATTGATTTGAATCGCAGTACCTGCAATCGGATTGAATGTTTGAGATATATAATTCTGATAAAGATTGGTTAACTTGTTATTTTTAATAATGTTAACCGCAATATATTGCATATAATCTAATGCATTTAATGTTTCTGCAGGCTGATTGCCAGGGAGAATAATTACTCCGTTATTGTAATATGCTAATGCGGATTGTAATGTATTAACATTACCGCCGGCTGCAGCATCATTAGCGATTGCAGTTAATATTGTACCAATGTCTCGGTAACATTTATTTTGTTGTATCTGCGTTAATCTAAAATTATTATTAAACAGGCTACGAACATATGCACTTACTTCTGATTGAACAAATAATAAGTTCTTAAGTAAAATATTTTGTGCATTTGAGAATCCTCCTCCTAAATTCGGTCCGCTAATAGAAGGAGGAGCAACACTTGGACCATTTTGAATTATATTTTTAATTAAGTTAAAGTTATTGATAATAACAGTTTCGGCTACGCTACTATCATCCTTTGCTCCGGTATAATAGCTCAAACCGCATTCAATGCTCTTGGTGTTCCCGCCGAGGATAATGTCTTGTGTTACTGCATCAACAATTAATCCAGTATCTCTAAAACAATAATCTTGTTTATAAACAAAAGTCGGATAAGTTGCATTTACATATGCTACTACTTCGTTTTGTAGAAAATTTCTATTAGCTTGTAATAATAATTCAGCGCTAACTAAAGGAGCTTCGGGTCCGCAACTATTAAAGCTAGTCGGAGCTGCACTCGGCCCTTCATTAATAATCGTAGTAATGATATTAACAGCATTGGTAATTTCTTGGCTAGCGATTCCTCCACCGATCATCGAAGTATTAATTATTTGAGAGGTACCTGTCGTAATCACAGGAGCTGTCTGGTTAACAATAATAGACTGACATAATGTATCGATGTATTCAATCGCTGCAGTAGTTTGTATTTGTTGACCTTCGATAAGATTAATAACGCCATTCCAATAGGCTAATCCTGCTTCAACTGCTTTTTCATTACCACCAAAAGTAACATCATAGGAAATATTTTGTACAATTAATCCAACATCTCTGAAACACTTAGCTTGGTTATATGTAAAATTGTAAAAAGCAGACCCCGGAGTAGCAGCAGCAACTTGTTGATTAACGAATGCAACCACTTGTTCTTGAATAAATGTAATATTAGCTAATATTAAGGTTCTAGCACTAAAAAATCCCGGATCTTGTGGTCCACTAATAACGTTTAATCCCGGAACGATCGATCCGTTTGTTAATTGTACTGTTAGTGTTGTTGTATTTGCTTCAAATGTAGCAATGCCTACACCTTGAGGAACTTGTACTGTTTGGTTCGGAACAAACATTGTTCCATCAACTAACCAAGGACCGCTTTGATTAGTGCAATTCTGTACATATGGCGATTGATAAAGGTCGATCTTAGCTCCGTTAACTTGCGGTGGGAACGCAGTACAATAAGCACCTCGATTAGTTCCATTAACATATGGACCAGGTAATAATCCGCTTCTGCCATTAAAAAACTGCATCTGTGCAAGATAGCATCCACTTTGAACATGGAAAAGATCTTGTGTTTTATTAATCGGTTCTAAACTAGTAGTTCTTAAATCATCTCCTACTACAGCAGTATTTGGCTGTAATAATATAGGATTATTTTCTAAATAATGTCCGCTATAAACTTTAATTAATGTTCCCGGACGATAATATGGACTACGGACAGCTCCGCTAACCGTGCGACATGCTCGACTAGGATCAGCTGCTCGCCCATCATTGGTATCATTACCGTCTACTGTAACATGGAGAACGTTAGTGATTACCGGTGCAGTACCAATCGGATTTGATCCTAATGCTCTTAATTCAGCATTAATTTGTACTAAACCGGCAGTCGAGCCGATGCTTAATGTATTAGTGCTAGTAACCTGATTAGTAACTAACGTATCAACATATGCATTGAGCCAATTTCTTTCAGGACTACCTAAATTAAATGCGTCGTTAATTGTCGGAACGATATTTGAACCAATTTCCGATTCAAATATAACTGTATCTGTAACAGTATTATTTCCTAAAACAATATTACCATCTGCAGTAATATTACCGGTAGCATGCAAGTTTCCTGTAACAATAGTATCGCCGACAATATTTACAGATTCATTACCGCTAGGTTGTATAGTGATTGGCCCAACATTAGTGGTGATAACTCCATTTTGTATTACAAGATTACCTAATTGAGCTACACCTGTATTCGGCCCAGTATATAAAACTTTTAAATTATTAGCATTGATAGTTCCATTGACATCTAATTCGTATGCCGGATTACTGTTACGTATACCAATACGTCCATTATTGACGTCAAGATATAATAAATTAGTTTCAAAGGCTAGGTTTACACCATCGCGTAATAGATTAGAAGATAATAACGGACCTGAAATACGACCAATAGCCATTGTGGCTCCTTGTCATCACCGATTTTCACGGGTAACCACCTTACATTGCGGGTTTGCCACAGTTTGTTCCTGTCGGGAACATTCTCGACATCGTTATATTTATTATTGTTTTATTAAATGGGGTTGTTAGGATTCAAAAAGGTTACGATTTGGCCCAGCTGGGAAATAGCCATCGAATCCTAATAAACTAAAGACCGGTTTAGCCGGAACCGGACCTGTAAATTTAATGTAAGTAGCTGCACCGGATACAGGATACGAACCATATTGAACTGTGACTTGTGTTCCTTGAGATAATGTCGCGGATAAACTTATACCTACAGGATAGCCATTATTTGGTACACTGAGGTTGGTAGTAATTGAAGTGATCGTAGTACCTAATTGTATCCCAGTGCCTGAAATTGTTCTCCATATTCCCGATTCACCTACATCAATATTTGTCAAGGTATTAAGATAGATAGTAAAGGTATTGCTTACAGCTATAGTTGCTGTTGCAATCGCTGCTGTAGGATTTTTAACCAAAGTATAATTTGTAGTCGGCACTTGATAAACATTATCAACAAATACTAAAACATTTTGTGGTTTTGTTATATCGACATCATATGCTAGAGGACCGAAATAGATATCATTATAATTGCCATATCCTAAATTTTGAGGAGTAATTGTAGCCTGTCTAATAGTTCTGATAATTTCCCAATTAGTATTAAGTGGGTTTGTATTCAATCCTCCCATACTATTATATACTTCAAATTCATTTAAGGTAGTATTATATCTTACAGTACCGTCGACAATAGTGGAAGGTCTATCAGTTTTTGCGCCGGTAGGAACTTCTAAAGTAGTTTTACTAGTTGTTACAATTCGATTGTCCTGAAGAACAGAAAATTTATCATCCATAGGACTTTTAGAATATAATGCAAGTTTTTTAATATATCTCATGATGTTTGTACTGAGCTTACAGTTGCAATTAAAATATTATCTACAGTTGATTGTGCCCAGATGCTTTCTCCACTTTCGAGTATAACTTTTTCAGCATCGAATACAAATGTTTCAGTTGCTGGTATTGGAAGAGCATTTATAACTAAATTTGAATTACCGGCAGCTCCGCCAATAGGAACTAAGAATACATTAACATTTGTACTAGATGTTAACGAAGTATTGCAGAAAAACATAGTAGTTACAGCTTGTTCTGCACTAACTGCGGAAAATATTTGTGTTGTCGTAGAATGAACTAATGTATTTTTTATTGACATTTTTTATACCTTAAAATATGATGCTATAAATTATTGCTTTTCTGCGGCTAACTAGTTCGTCGGATTTATTTGTATTTGTAAAATATATCCCAGTGCCGCCGCCGCCGGTTGTTGTCGACGCATATAAAACTGTTTGATTAACTAATGGAAGAGGTATTGAAGTTTGATCTTGTAGCCTTAAAGCAGAATTAAGATCAATAGATCCGTTTCCGCCTGCTTGTAAAATCAAATCAGATCCGGTATTAGCTTGTATAACATTATTGTTTAAACTGATTCCGGAAAATACTGCACTGGTTCCAATTAATTTAAAGACAACGTTACTAGTAGAACCGAGTCCGACAAACATTGTATTAATTGATGAAAAGTATTGTTGATTAGGTGGTATTGAATTATCACCAAGTTGTACAAAAGTATTTCCTACCTGTAATTTCTGAGCAAAATTAGTACCGGTGTAAATCCTATTATCTACATAATATTTGTTAGGAATGTCATCGTTATCTAAAACTCTAGATGCATAATTGATCGTACCTTTAACATTAAGCATTCCATATGGATTTTCAACACCTAAAAAGTTAATTGTGCCATTTGGTCCGTTAGTTCTTAACGCGGCTGCTTGTATTGCAGTGCCGGTTCCTGCTGAACGAAAATCAAATAATCCTTGATATACTGTTCCGGAACTATCTGTCCAGGTAACAGGACTAATACCGATCGAATCTACATATAATAATGTAGCGGCGTTTGTTAATGTTGCATAACTACCTCTATCAATTACAATACCACTATTACCTAAAGTAACATATGCATTAGTTTCTTCTGCATTTAAAATGATAATATTATCTTTAATTAAACTACTTGTACTTTCAATTAATGTCTGATTGCCGATAATATCTAAATTACCAATGATTCTTACAGTACCGGTCACTGCAGTACCAGAACTCACCCCAGTGGCGTCGAGAGTAATATTACCACTTGGAGTGTTTATAAGATAATCGCCGGGTAATTTCAAGACATTAGTGGTCATTACTTTTTCCTTTACTGTATTTATTCTTTAATAGACACTTATTGAAACGTATTCTATTAAAGGAATAGACTTATGTGGCCAGCTGGGATGACTTTGAAAACGTAAAGTTACTCCGAATGTCGGATCTGCAACTATTGCAGGTGTTAAATTTGTACCCCATAAATCATTAGAACCACCATATATTTTATCAATACCTAAATCACCGTCTGCTTTATTCTCTCCAATTAATTGATTATTATAAGTTAATTGTATAGTTTCATCGGTAATTCTTCCACTTCTATTCATAGATAATTCTACTTCAATACCGGATATAGTAGTAGGAATATTGTTGATATTGAACCCAGAAAATGATATATAATATGTTTTATTTTTAATATCATTAACCAATGAATTAGCTATATGTAGCAATGGTAAAACAGTATCTACAAATTTTCCGTCAGGAAATCTAGCATTATAAAACCCCGAACCATCATCATTCCAAGGGATATGTTGAGGAACTTCGCCATATTGAATTATGTTACTTGAATAGAAAGGCATACTTTATTTACCCAAAAAAATAGCTGCACTAGGCAGCTATTTTTTAATTAATCAATTACCTATTAAGAAACAGGAATTGTTACACTAACATTAGCTTGTGGTGATCCTGCACTAGCAAGCAACCATGATGCAACACCGTTAGTAAATTGCGAACCATTAATCGATGTTAGATAAGCTTTACGGCTAGTCAACTTCGTTACATAGTAAGTACCACCTGCACTATCAGTAGCAACAAGATTCATTTGGCCTGCAGTCAAACTACCCGAAGCAACTAACTTGCATTGTCCGTCGCCGTCTGCATTTTGTACTAGATAACGATGACTTGATTCTTGTTTTAGAATATTTGAAGTTTTAGAACTTAATCCTTTAGGTGACGGTAAGTAAGCAGTTACCGTAATTTTACCTGTATTACTAATCGGAGCAAGTGCAACTGTAAATGTTGCGCCGGTTCCTGTAGTGTTTGTTAATGCAATTGCAGGATCGGACATATATCCGGATCCCCCATTATCTACTACAAAACTAGTAATGTTTCCGCCGCTAACAGTAACGTGACCAGTAGCAACTGTGCCGCCGAATATATCTGGTTGGCTGAATACAACTGTAGGTGCAGAAGAATAATTCGTTCCGCTAGTAACAATAGTTACACCGTTTGGCGTAACAACTCCCATACCTGCAGTATCAGCAACTACAGCGGTTCCTGCAAAAAATCTCTTTTTAATTGGACGTCCCATTTGTTTCTCCTTATATTAAGATCGTTCTAGGATCTACGCAGTGGGTACTGCATAAACTCTCTTTATGAGCGAACTGATAATATTTATCTTGTAATCAGCAAAAAGCCCGCACAGGGCGGGCTTTCTGTGTAAATTTACAAGTAATTCTATTACTTGAAGCTTACGTTTGCGCTTACGATAGCGACCTTACCGAGGTAGTCGGCTGCGTTACCTAAGCTGCTTGCGGTGTTGCTGAGTTCAACATAACCGTAGCGTGTTAGGAAGCCTACGACTGGTTCGAAGGTTGCTGGATCTAGAACAACGCCTGAGCTCATTAGAGGAATGTATGGGCAGTAGAAAGCTGGTGCGTCAGCTTCGCTTGTGCCTTTATAACCAATAAGAACCTGGTTGTTATCGATATTGTCAGCTAAGTAGCTGTCTACGAAAATCTTCATAGCGCCGTTCAATGTACCAACAAACTTAGTATTTGTTGGAGCTTCGAATGAACCTTCAGTTGTACGAGCAAATGCTGAAGTTGTTGCGCTCTGTAGAATTGTTAGAGCCTGGTTTGATACAACTGCCCAGTTGCCTGCGCCACGACGTGTACGCTGTGCAATTAGGTTGCTTACGCGGTTGATCTGGATTGCTAGTGCAGCATGTTCGTCGCCGACGAATGTTGCTGTACCAGAAACTAAACTCTGGTCATATGACTGTTCTACTGAAGCCAATCCACGTAGTGAAGCTAGGATTTCCTGGTCGATTTCAACTGTGATTTCCTGAGCTAATGCTGCCATGATTTCTGCTTCGATATCAATACCTTGCTGAGCCTGTGCATCCTGTGCAGCCTCAAATGTCCAACGAGCTGATAGCTTGCGTGACTTGGCTTCTACTGGAGCCTTGAGGATCTGGATGCTCATTCTCTTACCTGGTGTACCTTCAAGTACGCTTGTTGCAGCAGCTTTTGGAGTTGCATCAACATTGTTACCAGAGTAAGCAGCAGCAATCTTGAACGGGCTTAGTGCTTCTTCGCCTGCTACAATATTGTCACCTGAGCTTGAATCAGCATAACGTACACGTAGTGTGTGGATCTGACCAACAGGGCCTGTCATTGGCTGTACGCCGATGATTTCGTTGGCAATAACTGTTGGCATTACACGTCTGATAACTGGTAGAATTACACGATTAAGTGTTGCTACGTTACCAGCACTTGTTGCTCCTGCTGTTGCGCTTTCAGCCAAGTAACGACGAGTATTTTCTAAGCAAACCTGCATAGAAGCACGACGATTACCCGATAGGCCTTCAAGCAGAGCTTCCTTTGTCTCGGACCATCTTTCATTTAATAACTGTGACATTTATGTCTCCTTGAATTATAGTTATTTTAGACCCGCTAACTTGCGGATATCTAAGATATTATCTAAGCCTACCTGGGGCTGAGTCTTCACTTCGCGATCGCCTGTAACAATTGTGCTTTCAGTTAAAGTCTCTTTTGAAGTTTCTTTTTTCTTTACAGCACCTTCCATTACGGCGGGTAGGTATTTGTCAAATGCTGCAGATAATTTGGAAGTTTGTACACTTTCTAATAAGCTGCGCATTAATTCTCTCTTGTCAGCACCTAATGGAGCTAACATTTCACTTAACATAGCTTTACGTTCTGCAGAATCTTTTGCAACGCGAATTTCACGTTCCTTAGATTCAACCAACGCTGCTTTTTCATTTAAAGCAGATTTTGCTTCAGCAAGTGCTAAATCTTTCTTCTGGATAATCTTCAACAATTTACTTGTTTCAGATTTTTCATTTAGATAAGATGTAGAATATTCTGTTGCAAATGCTTCAAATAAACGACGACCAAAGTCATTGTTTCGAGCGTTTGAAATATCTTCCTTCAATTGCTTGATTTCGGATTTTAATTTCTTATTAACTGTACTTTCAACAACTTGAGCACTACGTTTAATAAACTTAACTTTAATATCATCGAACTTAGCTTTAGCTTCCTTCATTAACTTAACTTTCGTTGCAGCTAAATCACGTTTATCCTGAGAGAACTCAGTAATTTCTTTTGCCAATGCGTGTACGATGAACTGTTCTAACTTAGAAAAATTCTCAGCAACTTTTTTACGATCGCTTTGGAATTCAACTAATTCTTTTCCTAGCTGACGCATGATGAATGATTCTAATACCTTAGCATCTCTCTTCATTTTGCCTTCGTAAGCAACACGAGCATTAACTAGTGATTGCTTATCTTCAGCAAGTTCAGCCATTTCGGCGGCCAATCTCTCGCTCAACATCCGATCAATTGCTTCAACCATAACACTTTTATCATGTGTATATTTTTGTGCGAATTCTTCACGAAGTTCAGCGGTGATTTGATCGCGATTCTCTTGAATTTTAGCAGCAAAAGCAGATTCGACCATTGATTTAGTTTCTTCTGTCATTACGCCTGATTCTACTAATTGTTTGAATGCGTCCAACATCACTTCTCCCTTTAAGGTTATTTCAAACCTTTAATAATATTCAGCATCGCCTCACGGAGATACTGTTGAGTTTTTGGATCTTGTTTACTCTCTTGCGCTACCCTAAATGCTCTGTTTCCACCTCTTGCGTTCATTAGGTGTTCATAAACTGGTGTAGGATAAGCTCCCGGCGCTGAGGGTTGGGCTACTATATCAACTGTGATTATCTCGAAATCAGCTACTTCACCAGAGCGTTCATCAACGTTACCGCTGCCTCTGCTACTGACACCTAGTTTTACGCCACTTTCGAGCATAGTACGAATTAAATTGCCCATTGGAGTGGGAAGAATTTTCATCTTCCCATATCCATTAGGACCGTCCATCCACATATCAGTGATCATATGGCTAACACGGTCTAAATTTACCTTTAAATCATCTGGATGATCTACTTCACCTAATACAGAGTAACCATTCTGTATTTGATCGTTCAGAGTTTTGACAGCATTAGTGATTTCGCCTACAGGATAAACCCGCTGGTTAGCGTTGCGAATACCACCTTGAATAGCAATTCCTTTAAGATAAAGGTTCTTGCCTCCTTTTTCATCTGTAGACTCGTGTAATTCTACACGAGCCTGATCAAAACTTAGGTTCTCTCTTAGGTAAGATAGTTTCATTTGATTCTCTTAACGACTTCTCTTTGCAACAATAGATTTATCATTTACTTGATTTTCACCAGTTTTATGTGCTTTTGCTGCTTTATTGTATCCGTCGCCTTTTACACGATTTTTATTCACATTCAATGTGCTACTATCGGTAAATTCACCTTTTACAGTTCCGACTAGACCACCGGCCTTACCTTTCGGTTTAGTGCCGTCTTCGTCACCTTCTCTGTCATTCTGTGCAATATTTTTAGCATTTGCCTTGGTATTGATACCAGGACCGCCTGTTGCAATTGCACTCTTTTTATGCACAGAGCCTTCTTCGCCTGGACTACCGGCTGTGTAATCTTTGCCGCTACGTACGACTTGACTATATTCTCTTAGAAAACTTTCGTCGAGGTTCATTTCCCCTTCGTCTTCTTCGTCTTCTTCGTCTTCTTCATCATCTTCGTCATCTTCGTCATCAAAGTCGAATGAATCATCTTCTCCGTCTTCTCCACCGAAGTCATCGCCCATATCGTCATCGCCCATATCGTCATCGCCGAAATCTACTTCAGCTCCTTTGGTATTTTTTAGAGCGCTAACAACTTTATCTACAATACTATCTTCGATAGCTTCTAGATCACCTTTTGTAACTGGTTCGTCATCGCCGCCCATCATATCATGATCGCCGCCCATGTCGTCGTCGCCCATCATATCATGATCGCCGCCCATGTCGTCATCTCCGAAGCTGTCATGATCTTCTTCACCGCCCATACCGAATGTACCCGGTGCATCATGGTCTACAGTATCATGTTCAAGATCATCGGCAGGATCGCCGCCGATTTCATAGACGCTTTCGTCGCTCATCCATGACTCTTCCATAGATTCATCTTCTTCATCTTCTTCACGTGCTTCTTCCATAGATTCATCTTCTTCACGTGCTTCTTCCATAGATTCATCATCTTCTTCATCTTCTTCACGTGCTTCTTCAGAAATTAAATTTTCATAAATTGTTCTTGATTTTTCAACAACAATTTCATGGAAAAGCTCATTGGCTTTGTCCATTTCTTCATTTACTAGATAGTCTAGTAATTTTTCAAATTTGTTAGACATTGCGGGTTCTCCTTAATAATAAAAAATCGGCAAGGCTGTCGAGTAATATTTACAGCCATTGTAGAATACTTATGCGAAATAGGCCAAAAACGGTCTATTTTGGAAAAATGTAGATTTATAGAGGCGAAGCTTCTGGTTTAGGTGCTGCGTACATTTTCCTTACTAATTCGAGTTCGGCTCTTTTTTCTTGCTGACGAGCATCGCCTGCTTTCCTTAATCTATTCAACGCGCTTAATGTAAGACGACTTTTACGGGTATCTTTCAAATCAAGTACACTAGAATCGTGCCCGATGTCGTAACGATCATTGTTACGCATTTCTGCATCATCTTGACTAAAATATATAAACTCTTTCAATAACATACTGTTATTTACCAATTATGCCGGAGGAGCAGCACCACCGGATGGCGGAGGAGGAGCACCGCCTGAAGCCGGTTGTCCTCCTAATGGTGACCCTCCAGCTGCTTCGCTACCTATATTTTGTAATTCTTCAGTGCCTGCATCACTTTGTCCTAAACTTGCCATATCGCTACCTAATCCTGAAGTAGTAATACCTGCTGAACGCATTTCTCCTTGTGCATTTAATGGAGTTTCTGTATCTACGTTTTCTTCTCTCCACATCTGCTCGTTTTCTGCAATTTCTTCTGCAGTTAATCCTAAGAAACGTTTCAATGCAAAACGTTTACTCAAATATGGAATCTCCGATACACTACCAAATGTACTAACTCTAGCTTGATCCATTTCTGCTTGACGATGTGCAGCAAAGTTTTGCGGAGGATTAAACTTAACATCGAATAAGTTAGGATCGATATTAATACCTTTGCTATATAGATAGAATTTAAATTCAGTATCAAACTGTTCGTTAATCAAACTCTGTAAACGTTCGCAATAGTTGTTAAAACGCAACTCTTGAATATATGCAGTACCGACTCTCCCATCGTTAAACGGGGTTTGATCATCGGCTGCGCCGGTTGGTAAGTAACTGCTAGGTATGCGTAATGCACGCATTAACTTCTGTGTAAAGAATAACAAGTCACTAATTTCACCTAAATTAGTACCGCCCGGTAATGTTTCTACTTTGCTGCCACGTCCTTCAGCAGTTTGTGGGAAGAAATAGTCTTCGTTAATGCTTAAAGGGTTATAGCTAGCATCGATAATGCTCTGCCCGCCTCCTGATACACTAGGAATTCTACGTTGATTTACTTCATTTTTAACACGTTCAACAAAGCTCATAGCCAAATGACTAGGCATATTACCTACGTCGATATAAAATACACGACGTTCTGGTGCACGCTGTACGCGATAGATAATAATTGCGTCTTCTAATAACTCTTTTTGCTTATAAACTTTAAAAATTGTTTCCATTAAACTATTGCCAAATGGAAAATTATTATCTAATCCTTCACTTAAGCTAAGATGTATTAGATGTTTAGCATCAATAGCCCATTGATTTTGGTTTTGAGTGAATCGACTTCCGGTAGCTTGAGGATATGCCCCGACCATACCTCGTTGTTGTGCGCCGCCTGTTACATAAGCAGTACCGCCCGGAGTACTATTTTGATTAGTTGGGTTGATCTGTGTTACTGTTAAATTTTGAAAATTGATATTCATATCACGAATAACATATTGTTCGGGTTCTTTACCTTCACTTTCGTTAACAATAATCTTATCAATCTTACTAGGATCTATATAAAACCAAGCTAAAGTTTCAGGATCTCTAATGAAAAAGCAATCACCATACTTAAAAGTATTGCGAATAATCTTAAAAATACGTGTTCCGAACTTGTTTAACTTAGTCCATTGCTGCATGTATTTCTTAATAATCTTAATTTCAGTAGAAGTAGCTTGTTCTTTGAAGAATGTTTGGAATGGTGTACCATTTTCATCGTTCATTTGAGTGCAGAATTCAGCTAAAATGTCAAATGCAGCATTAACTTCCGGATCCATATCCATAGTATCATACTGGCTATAACGCTCTAAACGGTTAGGATGCCCGCTATAAACATCCGGAAGATATGATGAATAGTTAGTACGTGTAGGATTTGCACGGCCGCTTTGACTTAACGGGCTCATTGCCCCGGAAGATACAGGTGAAAAAAAGCGTTTCCATGTCATATTAATTGGCCCAATTGTTGTTATTCAGTCGTTTAACTGCATCACCGGTGCGTTTGCTGTGTCCTGCTATTTCATTTAACACTTCAAGCATACCATTTGATGTGTTATTTAACTCTTTTACGGCATTGTAGAGCGAATTCTGTGAGACATCAATACCTGCGGTAGCTGTTGCAGGTGTAGCAGTTGCTGATCCTCCGCCAGTAACCTTGCTAACAAGGCCGAATATACCTGCAGATATGCTAGCACCTATACCAGGAGTATTATCTTTTATAGATTTCATAGCACCGGCAACACGCTCTAATTTACTAGGATCTACGGCGGCCATCTTTTCTAAACCATTGGCCATTAAGTTTACTGCTAGTACAGCAGGCATCCCTGCAATACCGAATGGTATAAATGCCATTAGTCCCAGGCCGAGAACACCTAATCCTGCGCCGGTTTTCTTGAGATTATCGCCATTAATGTTAGCAAACTTGCTTAATCCTTCAGCTAAAGTAGGTAAAGCTTTGCCCATTAACCACGAAGCTGCTGCAATTCCAGCACCGATTCCTGTAATAATGATTGCGATTGAGCCAGCTAAAATTGTAGCGCCTAGTAAAATCTGCGGATTAGCAAAAGATTTAAGTCCTCCTGCTAAACTTTGTAAAACACCGCCAGTTCCCGGACCTGCTTTTTCAACCTCACCTAATACTCCGCCCGGTCCTCCTCCAGCACCTTTTGCCATGTTACTTGCTATGCCGCCGGCAACACTTTTTACGCCGACCATAGCTTTATAACCTCTAATTGCCAAATAGGCTGCTGCTAAACCTTCTACAGTTAACTGAAGCCAATGAGGAAGCTTGTTAAACCCGCTTATTAATGCATTAATAGCACCTGCTCCGTATTTTATTATCGGATTTAAGAAAGTATTAAGATTTGCAGCAAGGTCTTGCATAGCTTTGCTCGACTCTGCAGCATCTGCAGCTTGTGATTCTGCTCGTTTAGCTTGTTCATCAGAAACGTCAGTTACTTGTTTTAATGATTTAGCAGTAGTTTCAGCACCTTGCGCTACTGCTCTATTAGCGGTTTGATATATCGAAGCAGCAGTACTTGCCATAGTTCCGCCTCTCATTATCATAGCATCGCCTGCAGTACCTAGATTTTTTTTATCTTTAATGGCTGCTTCGTTGTACGCTGCTGCGCCATTTTTCATATCTTTAACGCTTTTTGTACTATCAGTAATTGCTTTAGCCTGTTCCATTGTAACATCATTCATGTTACCTGCTACTGCGGTATATTCTTGTGCAGCTTTAGTCATAGGCGGAAAGCCTAGTAATGCGCTTTGCAATGCTTCTTCCGCACCTTTTCCGCCTCTTGCAAATGCTTCAGCTCTAGCAATTTCATATTTCTTGCGTTCTTCTACGCTCATAGTTTGCAGTTTTGCTTGTACAGCTTGATTAGCTGCTGCTTCTTTAGCTGCTGCTTCTTGTTCTTTTCTAGATTTACCTGTAATTGTAGATAAAGCATCTAATTCTGTTAGGTATTCTTTAGTTGAATTAGAAATTTCCTTAGTATTAGCCATTTCTTCTCGAGTTCTACCGCCGGTATTCGCTATATAGTCGACCATTTGTTGATTTAATTCGTCAGTAGTATAGCCTAGCCCTAATAAACTTTTTCCTGTCGTACCGTTAATCAATTCGTGAGATAATTTTGTAAATGCTCTAACACCACCATCAACACTATTACCCATTCTAGCAAAAGAACCAGAATTTTCTGTTACAAGTCGTCCGAATTGTTCTAAAGATAGATAAGATTCAGCAGAAGCCATTTTCATATCTGTCAAACTACCTGCAAAATTAGCACCTGCTCCGGAAATCTGCTGGTATGTTACTAGATACTGCTCTTGAATAGCTAGCAGTTTGGCAGATACAGTGGCTAATACACCGAATGTATTGTTAAGAGTGCCGAATGCCTCGAATAATTGGCTAGCTTTTGCGGTGCCTGCAGTGAACTCTTTTGTGTAACTATCAAAAGCGTTAATGAAACCTTTGCGTGATCTTGATATATCTTCGGTAGTTCGTTTAAATTCAGTACCGGTTTTTTCAGCTTCTTCACCTAAATCTTCTAATTGTTCTTCAACTTCTTCAGTATTAAGATTAACTTTTTCGGCAATTTTTTTAAGTGTAGATGCATCTCCCGCATTTTTAGCTAAAAAGGCCTGTAATAAAGCCTTTAATGTAGCTTCTGTAGCTGCATTTTCTAAAACAACATGTTGATCGCCAATAGAACCGGTTACATTTGCCATCGTAAGGCCTCAGTTATCTGTGCATATAAATAATATGCACGCTATTAATTATTTATCGGAGTTAAAAATATGCAGATTCCTCCACAAAAAACTAATCCATTATTAGGATTAATGAGACAACCTAAGATTTATATTACTTTACCTAGTCAAGGAAAGTATTGGCCCGACGGGTCTTTGCAACGTACCCCTACAAACGAATATCCTGTATATTCTATGACTGCTAGAGATGAGTTGATTTTAAAAACTCCAGATGCATTACTTAATGGGCAAGCAGTTGCTGATGTGATTCAAAGCTGTGTTCCTAACATACTCGATGGGTGGCAATGTCCTCAGACAGACATTGATGCTATATTAATTGCAATCAGGCTAGCAACTTATGGCGAATTTATGGATACAACTGTTACAGTTAAAGGCGTAGATGCTACATACGGTATAGATCTTAAAGATATTCTTGCACAATTAGTGTCTGCGCCTGCATGGGACGAAAGAATCGAAATAGCTTCTAATCTCGTTATATATGTAAGACCTTTAAATTATAGAGAACTATCAAAAGCTAGTGCAGAATCCTTTGAAACTCAACGAATAATTAATTTAGTTAACGATAAAGCTATAGATGAAGATAAAAAATTAGAATTATTTGCGGACAGTTTCAATAAATTAACAAAAATGACTTTAGATCTAGTATCAAATACTATATATCGTATTGATACTACTGCAGGTTCTGTAACAGAACGTGAATTTATTTCAGAATTTATGCAAAATTGCGATAAAAATATCTTCAATGCTGTGAAAAATCATCTAGATAAGCTTAAAGATGATATTGCGATTAAGCCATTACGTGTTAAAGCCACTGATGAAATGGTTGCTGCTGGCTCTGCAGAGGAAGTTGAAGTTCCATTAACATTCGATCCTTCAACTTTTTTCGGATAAGGCTTTTGTCTCTTGATCTAGAAGAGATAAACCAACTGGTTCTAGATATGGAAAATGATTCAAAAGCCCTTAAAGATGAACTATATAAGATATGTTGGTTTATGAGAGGAGGTGTTACTATTTCCGAAGCTTATAATATGGATATAGATGATCGAAAAATTATCGGTAACATTATAGAATCTAATCTAGAAACGACTCAAAAAAGCGGGATGCCGTTCTTTTAACGAGCCGCTAGTTGTTTAGCTAATCTAATTATGTCTTCTACCGATTCGGCAGTAGGTTGTGTTCCAGAAGCTGCCGGTGCTGTCCATACTCCTGTGTTTTTATTCGGCAAATATCCTGCTCTAGTAGCAGCAGTTTCTTTTTGAGTAAACCAATCAAGGTTTTGTTGAGTTTTAGTTTTTTCTGCATTCCATTTTGCAGCGCCTGCAGCAGTGACTGGTACATTGTGTGTGCTATCAAAATCTTGTCCTACTAAATTCGGAAATGGGCTACGTCCTGCTGGACCAGATGTACCGGCAGTTCTAGTATTAGTTGAAGCACCTCCGGCGCTTGCAGCACCTGCAGCACCAGATCCTCTTCCGCCACTACCTATTCCTGCTGTACCAGCTGCGCCTCTAGTACCACTAGCACTAGGTGCAGTACCTCCAGGAGTTGCTGATCCTTTCGGTGTATTAAGCGCTGAACGTATTTGACCAGGACTCATTCCACCTGCTTGAGCAACATTTCTAGTTGCAGCAGCACTCGCAGCACTTTGTCCTCGATTAAATGCTAATTTAGCACCTTGAGCAGCACCTTGAACTCCTCCGACTGCTTTTCCAAGACCGGTAGCAATTTTGCCAACAGCTTTAGACATAATCCCACTTTTTGGCATATTAAGTCCTGCTGCAGAATTTGCTGCTGTAGTTGTAGCAGGCTGAGTTGTTTGACCAGGCGGCGGTGGGGTTGTTCCCGCAGGCCCTGTAATTCCTGTTGGCGTATTCGGAGTTGTTGTTGCCCCAGTAGGACCTGCTTGAGTTGTTTGACCAGGTGGTGGAGTTGCCCCAGTAGGACCTGCTTGAGTTGTTTGACCAGGTGGTGGAGTTTGATTAATCTTTACAGCATTAGGATTTTGAGGTTTAAACCAGTTAGCCGGATTAATTCCGTTAGGATTCTGAGTATTAGGCACTTGATACTGCATATTACTTTGATTGCCTGATGGATTTGTAGAACTTCCTCCAAGGAATTCTCCGGAACGAGGATCATTTGCTTTATTTGCAGGTACTATTGCTCCACCTGTTATTTTTCTTCCACCTGCAGGTACTAGCGCATTATCTGCTTCTCTTAAAGTTCTTAACTCATTTTTCGATAATACATCAGTTAATCTCATTTATTTTTCCACACTATAATTTATTTATGCGAAAGGTGAGCAAGAGCTCACCTGCTTCTTCGCTTATCAGCTCGAAGCATTTTCTTTTTTTTAATGATTATCTAGATAAAGCAGCCATGCTTTGCCCGTTGCCGGGCAAAAAACTGTAGATTATCTGAGTATCACAGCCACTAGCGTTACTGCATTACAGAGGCGGTCATCCGGTACCTCGAGCAGCGTCTTTATATGACGGCGGCTATTACACAAACGCTAGTCTTATGTAACAACGTAGGGTTTTTCTCCCTTCTTTGTGCCTGAATTCTTTTCTTAAGCAACTAAACCGCAGCAATTCGCGATCCTCGTCCTGTTAAGGATAGTAGTTGAGTCCTCTGTGCAGCGCAGAGTCTTCCGTCCCCATCACTTTCGTGTGGTTATCATGGGCATCCGATATCAGCCGATGCTAGCCTTACTGCTTATTTTGCCTTATTTTTTGAGTATATGTGAGCCGTGGACTCTAACACGTATATGACCATTGTAATATTCAGTGGATTCTAACACGCGCCGGTCAAATTGTTCTTTTGCTTCTAAGTATGAAGTTTGTGCCTTGCTATTACAATAATGTAATATTTCTCTTTGAAAGTTTTCTTTGCCTAATTTTTCTATATCTCGATTAAGTTCATCACTGGAACCGTAATATGTTTGCCAATCTGATTCTATTGTGCCTTTGATTTTTTTACGTTTCTTTTTGCCGTTTTTAAGTTTAACTGTTTTATATTTTGTTTTTGAAAATTTTGCCAGTTTTTTGCCAATATACATACGTCCTGAGATAGTGTTAGTAATAAGATATATAAAACCAACACAGGTCTCAGGAAGTTCAGTAACTATTTGTCCTTGATAGAACCAAGTCATCAATCTAAAAATACTGATTTAAACTGCTGCATTACATTATTAGGATTAAATTTTTCGACAATTTTATGATAATCGCCATTAAACGATTTAATATTATCTAATTTATTCTCTAAATCAGCGGTGCTATTATACAATAATCCGGTATCTTTTAGAAGATCGATATGATGCTGATCGACTCCTCCGTTCCATGATAGTACTGGCTTATTATGAAATAGAAATTCGCAGATAGCCATTCCGAAACTTTCTCCTTGCCATCTAGAGTGTATCATTGCATCACATGTGTTTATAAAATTAGATTTTATTTGTTCATCTGCAATCCCATTTACATAAATGATATTAGGATGTTCGTAAAACTTTTTAGTATTGACTAATAGGAAAACAATATCATTCCGTTTGTTTACAATATTAACAATAGCTTGACATGCCCATTCCATTCCGTCGACAAAAATATTCCAACTTCCTAATCTACCGATAATGATTTTATCTTTAGGAATACCGAAAAATTCTCTCATATCTTGATTAGGCTTCGGCATCTGCACTATATATGGAACCCAAGGTGCAACACCGCCGGTTACTTTTTTAGATAACCATTCCGAAATATATGCATATCGATCACCATGTGGGGTGTTAAGTTGAAAAACAGCATGAATAGCAGTTCTAGCAGTATTCGGTAATGGTTCTGGCTCGCCACTTCTTTGAAAATATGCAACATCGACATCTTTACAGACATCATTATAGTTTCCATCAGTGGTGCTTCTAACTTCACATATATCAGTCCATTTTTTTAGCACATCTTTATCAAGGTTACCATTGATCATTTCTCCCTTAAAATCATGATTATAGCAAATAATGCTCTCATTACCTAATACTTCTTGATTATATCTTGCATAGTTCATTACAGAAACGGTCGTTCCTAAATAACAAGGAGTATGGGTGTGAAATAGTACTTTCATTAATTAATTTACTTTATTAATTTTACGTGCATTCTTTTCGGCAGTAATTTCATTACGTCGAGCTTTTACTAGTTTGCCAAGTTCGGCTAACGCCTTACGTGCACGGGTTCCTGCCGCTGAATTTCCATTTATAAACTTACTATTTTCATCTACATATGTCTTAAGTGTTGTTACCATCTGTTCCGTCGTATTGACTGTTGATTCGTTTAAGTCGCTCATTTTTCCTCATCTCCTTTTGTATTTTATTTTCTATCACACTTTTTCTTTTTTCTTCTAATAAAGTACGACTAAGTTCTACGTTGTTAACTTTCATTTCACGAGTGAGCCTTTTTAGCTCTCTCATCGTTTTTGCAACTAATCGCAACGTATAAGTATTCGGCTTCCTTATAAAATAAATGTGATTATTATGATACTCTGCGAGTAATTCCATAAATTTTTCATGTAATTCTATATACTTGTTTATCATAATAGTCCTACTGGCTCGGTTGAATTTGAATAAGAAGTAAATCCATTTTCTTTAACTACCCTTAAGATACTGTCAACTCTACTAACCAGTTCATCTTTATGAGAAATCAAGTAAATGTTTTTACCACCTTCTCTAGCCATTTGTTTTAACAGTCTTAGTCCTGCTTCAACACCGGCAGAGTCCATTCCCGAATCCATTAACTCGTCGACAAATAACAAGTTAACGCTTTGGTATAGACTTTCCCAAACATCTCTAAAAGCAAAACTCATACTTAAAATAAGTCTATTACGTTCGCCTCTAGATAAATTGTCGAAGTCTAGGTCTTTACCAAAATCTGTAATCTCTACTTCTAAATCATTTTTAAATTTAACTAAATGCGGAAGTTTCAATCTATCCAAATAATAGCTAAGTCTATGATTAAGATGTGCAAGATTTTGATCGATAATCTTTTTACGGATAAAACTATCCTTGTTAGTTAATAGTTTAAGTAAAAAGTCTTGATGCTCTTTTAATTTCGTTAATTCATTGATCTTATCCCAAGAAATAGACTGTAAGGCAGTTTTTTCTAGCTCTTCAATTTGATCTGTATATGGATTTACCTGATTACTACAATCAATTAATGCTTTCTCTAAATTCATTAATTGATTTTGATGTCCTAACGCTTCTGCCTCAGTAGAATAAAAGGTCTTAGGACATACTCCGATATCACCGATTGCATTAATTTGCAAAGTTAATTCATCGATATTGCTCTTTACAGTATTATAATAATCAACAGCATCAGATAAATTTTTCTCTGTATTGGCAATTAAAGTGACATGTGTATCATTATGCAAATCTTGATCACATTGAGGGCACTTATTGTCTGCTAATTTTTCTAATTCATTAGTATATCTTTTGACATTTCTATCAGCTTGTATCAATGACGAATCCGAACCAGCTTTTTGCTTCTTCAAATTCTGTAACTGAGTATTATTATCTTTCCATACTTTTAAATCGTTATGTAATTGGAGTTCCGCAGAAATATCCAAACTTTCTAATTCGGCAATCGCTGCAGCATAATCTTCAAGATCCTTTTCTTGCTTTTTGTTCCATAAGTCACGCTTTGCAATTAATGAATTGATACTGCGTTGTATACCCTCATTAGCATTTTTAACACTATCAATTTTTATTTGTTCAGTAGTGATAGCATCTTTAGTTTCCTTAATTAACAATCTCAATGATTCGGCTTTAGTACTTAACATTGTACTACCGATAAGCTCTTCGATAACTTCGCGCTGATCAGCAGCTTTTAAACTAAGGAATGGCTCGGTGTAGGTATTGAGAGCAACAATATGTTTAAACATAGTATGACTCATACCGACTAGATTTTCTATATATTTTTGAGTTTCTCTACTATCGCCTTGAGATTCTTCATTATCTCGGCCAACATGTTCTTTATCGTTAATATAAAGTTTAAGAAATGTTGGCTTTCGGCCACGTTCGATCCTATATTGAACACCGTTGATTTTAAATGATCCAGTAGCTAACAAATTCTTGCCGTTAGTTTTGTTAATTAAGTTTTCTTTCTTAATTCGAGATAATGCCTCTCCGAAAAAAAGATAACTCAATCCATTAATCATAGTAGTCTTGCCTGTTCCATTTCGACTACCTGTATCTTCACCTCCGAGGTCAAGATTTGTTCCTAATACTAAGGTTAAACAGTCGCTTTTAAAATTTATAGATTGTGTTTGATTACCGACACTCATAAAATTCTTGAGTGTCATACTTTCGAGTTCAATGTTTGTCATAGACGTTGCCAAATATCCAATAATGTTGCCGAACTAAACTGTTCGCTTGAAATGTTAAGTAATTCTTGTGTTACAATTTGATCTACACTTTGTATTGTAGCTTCAGTTGGTGTTTCTTCAACTCCTTCTAAGCTAATACGATCTCTAACCATACTAAATTCTCTCACATTTTCATCAGCCATAAAACTCTCTTTTAGAAAGATAGCTTCTTCGTAATTTAATTCTACATCAGCTGTAACTTTGAGATACATCTTAGATTTTAAAATGTTATCTTTATCTTCTATCAGTTGACTGAGTTTGATCGAACGATATTTAGGAGCATCGGTCCAAGCGTGGAATTCAGGAGTTCTACCCCATTCCATAATCATCATTCCTCTTTCATCGTCCCACGAATCGGCAAAATCATGTGGAAACGCATTACCGATATACCAAATCTTTCCTTGATTTTGACGTTTATGGAAATGTCCACTAAACACTAGTTCCTGATTACGGAAATGAGTAGGCTGCAATAATCCGTGGTCTGGAGCTGCAACCATAGCATTCATCATAAATGTAGGCAATTCGAGATGGCCGAAAACATACCTACTTTTAGATTTTGAAATAGATTTCCACTCTTCTTTAACTAGCCATGGAACTAAAGTGACATCATCGATAGTAGTAACAGTATCGATAACAGTCACTCCAGGAATATGACGTCCGAAGGAAGAACTATGTACATCACGTTTATCTCTAAAAAATAAATCATGGTTGCCGGGAAACCAAATAAATTGGTCAAAAGCTTTTCCGAGTTTTTCTAAAAGACGTACACTAGTATCTAAAGTGATTAGATTGATTGAATTTCTCTGATGATGCCAGTCACCTAAAAAGATGCCAGTATCGCAACCGGCATCTTTGGCCTTTTCAATAAACCAATCTACAAATTCTTCGCAATCTTGCAGGTGTAATTGACTATTACCCTTGAGACCGACGTGTAGATCTGTAAAGGCTGCTACTTTTTTAAATAGTGACATTATTATACTCCATGTTTTATTTTAACAGGATTGCAAATAATAATCAATCTTCATCCTCATCTGATGCAAAATCACTTTCTTGACTTTTTGGCATACGGATGTTTTTGTAAATTTCGGCCTGTTTTGCAACCTCATCAGCGAATTCTTCTTTGGTTTGTCTAGTGAGACTAGGCGTTAATCCGTTGACTTCGAGTAAATCATCTCGAATATTTTGACTTTTCTTTTCTAAATTAAGTACGCGAGTAAATGAATTAGTTACTGCAGCAGTATAATAAGCGAATGGATTTTCGCTTTTTGATTCATCAAATTGTAATCCAATTTGGCTTAACTGTAAGATAGCTTGCCCACGCATCTCATCAACATAAGTATAGCCTCTCCAATTACTACGTTGTGCATAACGCTCGCTTAATTTGATATACATTCTGCCTAGATTTTCTGTAACTCTGCCATGATCTTTACTAAACTTTCCGGAATCTATAGAGCCTTTCCAATGGCTTTTACCAACACAAATTAATTCTTCATTCTCATCAAATTTCCAATGCTGGAAAGGTGGAAAATTTACTTTTTCGTGACGATCCGCAGTAGTCTTTGCTGTTTTTTTACGACTAGGTGATAACGGAATATGATCATATGTCATAATTCGTATAATAACATCTTTTTTATCTATAGTTTTATAATCGGGAGTACACTCAATCAATTTTATCTTTTTATCACCGTTTAATCTAGCTTGATTAAATGTTTCTATGCCGATTCTTTTTGCTCTATTTCGTTTAGCTTCTGCTATAGTTCTTATATTGATTTTATCTAAACCAGTTAAAATAACGTCATGTTGATTATATTCGGGCTTTGTAAAACTTGAAAAACTGCATTTGCTTTTATGTATTTCTGCTAATAAATCTCTATTATTTAAATATTTTACTTTTCTTCCTGTAGGACTTGTTGTTATGGTCATTATTATATTTTTCCTTCCTTAGGGTTATTGTAGCAAAAAAACAACAAAATGTCAACCAATTAAATACCAATATTATTTATAGGGTAAATAGCAGATAACGAGATTAACTATGGCCATTACAGGATTTCCAACATCTTCTCAAACAGATTCGTCTGGATTAGTAACAACTACTAATGCAGATGGAACGATACAAACATCGCAAGCATCGTCAGGATCTATCGCATCCGAAGCTATTACAAATCCCAGTGTGTCGGATGCTGAAAGTTTAAAAAAAATATCGAATCCTACTAATATAGTCAATCTTTCGCAACAATTATCAGCAAATGTCGCAGGATTAGCAGAATCATTAACAGCATCTCTTAAACCTAGTGCGACTCCGACTACTCCGCCTAGAGCCGTAGCAAAATTTGGTCATATAGATCAAAGAGTTAGATTAATAGTTCCGGACTCCTATTTAATTAATCAAGCAGCAGGTCCTAATGGTGAACTTAAACGAAATGGAGGAATAATTTTTCCTTATACTCCGTCGATTACATTAGATCATAGCGCTAATTATGAACCATTTAATGCTGTTCATTCTAACTATACTCAAAATTTTTATAAAAGTAGTGCAGTAAGTGATATTAAAATTACCGGTAAATTTTCAGCTCAAAATGATATCGAATCTCAAATTTTATTAGGAGTAATACATTTATTAAGAGCTCTTACTAAGATGAAATTTGGTGATGATCCTAATGCAGGAGCGCCGCCGCCGGTCTGTAGATTAATGGCCTATGGTCCTTATATGTTAGATATGGTTCCTGTTGTTATTAAAGGATTTAATTTTGATCTGCCGGAAGGTATAGATTACTTTACAGCCGGCGCCGATCAGAATAATTTTTTATATGGATCTTCTTCTGTGCCGGTATTTACAACAATTAATTTGACATTATCTCCGGTTTATAGCAGACGAGAAATGTTAAATGGTACAGTTTCTGGATGGTTGACCGGTAATCAACGTGCTCAAGGATACTTATAATGTCCGCAACTTATTCTAAAAATAGCCCTTATTATACCACAGTAGTCTCTAATGGATACTTGGATATTATCAATTTTCGTAATATTCCTAATGTAACTAACGATGTACAGTTTGTTGTTACTAGTCAATATGCTAATCGACCGGATTTGCTAGCATATGATCTATACGGAGATCCTTCATTGTGGTGGGTATTCGCTGTAAGAAACAAGGATATAATTAAAGATCCTATCTATGATTTATATGCCGGCCAGGCAATATACCTTCCCCAGCTGCAAACTTTAAAAACATTATTAGGTATATAAAATGCCAGCTCTCGTAATTGCACCGAAACAACAATCATTTTCCGGGGATTCTAAAACAGAAAATAAAACCCCGTCTAAAAGCAGTACTGAACAAAATAAGATACCTATAGCAGGAAAAACTTTAGGATCTAATATTTTAAACAATTATAAATCTTATACTTACAATTTCACTTTAGCATCTCTTAAAGGTAATGCATTGGTTAATCCATTCAATCTTGACGATAATCAAGACTATTGGATTATTGCTAGATCAGGAGGTAAAGGAACAACAGGTTTACAAAATCCAATTCAGCGTACTGCTCCTGCCTCGCAGTTATATACTAATCCTAATTCCACTCAAGCTAAACATAATCAAAATGTAATTGCAGAAATTAACAGATTAAATGAATCGTTTTCCTCTCTCTTACAAAATTTTAATACACAAAGCCCAGGGCAATTTGATTTTTATATCGATCAAGTAGAAATAGAAAATATTGTCGGCGGTGATAAAAAAACTAGCATGTCTCCTGCTACTAATATTAAATTTCAAATCACTGAACCATATAGTATGAGTGGTTTTATAGAAGCATTGCATGTTTCTGCAATTGCTTCCGGGCATGATAGTTATATTAATTGTCCATATATGCTTAAAATGCAATTTATAGGATACCCAGATGGACCTGATTTATCAGATCCTGAGATTATCGATAAATCTACAAGATACTTTCCTATGAAATTTACTTCAATTGATATTGAAGTAAAAGAAAGCGGAACGGTTTATAATTGCAGTGCAGTTCCTTGGAATGAACAAGCATTAGGCGAGGTTCAAAATCTTAAAGATACTGTACAGATTAAAGGTAGTGTTATTAAAGATATATTAACCAGCTTTATGGATGGTATTAATACAGGAAAGCTAAAAGAAGCACAAGCGCTTAGTAATTCTCAAGGTAATGTTAGTCATGATATATTTGAAATCGTATTCCCTACCCCAACAGATACCGGATTAGATTATACAAAAGATAATGAGATTGCTGGTAAGAAATTAGTCGAACTTTATAAATCTAACACTGCTTATGAATTTATAGACCAATCAAAAGTCACAGATAATAACAATACAGATACAATCCCTTACGATCCTGTTAATCCTATAGCACAATTTGCAAAAGGACAAGATGTCGTAGATTGTATTTCTTCGGTGATACGAGATAGCGAATATGTAAAAAATATAGCAGAAACTTTTAAAATTGATGAAAACGGTATGGTTGATTATTTTATGGTCAATGTTGAAACAGAACATTTAGGTATTGACAATCCTAAAACAAACCTACCTCTTTTTAAATATAGATATGTTGTTGTACCATATAAAATACATTATTCTAGGTTTCCTCCTAAAGTTCCTGCTACAGCAGATACTTCAAAGTTAAAAGAAAGTATTCATCGAGAATACAATTATATATATTCTGGTAAAAATGTAGACATTACAGGATTTAGATTGCAATTTAATACTTTATTTTTTAGTGCAATACCTAAAGCATTAGGCAATAAGGTAGGAGTTCCGTCTAATGGAGGATTAACAGAACAGTCGGGATCTAGTAAAACAGCATTACCTGATTCTAAACTTGCCGATCGAGAAAAAAGTTGGTTAGGAAAACCTCCTATAAAAGTAGCAACAGACAATACAATGGTTGTAGTATCAGGTGTGCCTAATACTGCATTGCCCACTACTGATCCATATGCAGACCTAGCTAAGTCTATGCATAAAGCAATTTTAGAAAATGTCGATCAATGCACTGCAGAATTAAACATCATAGGAGATCCATATTATCTAGTAACAGATAATATCGGAAATCAACGTCATACTAAGAATCCAGATGGGACTGTAGGACAAGACGAAGCGCCATTTATCCACGGCGATGTTCATATTGTTATAAATTTTAAAAATCCTTTAGATATTGACCCGACTACCGGTGAAGCTATTTTTCAATCAGTAGCTGATTCAAAAACAGGTAAGTCGGTATATACTGCTAAGTATAGCGGAGTATTTAGAGTAACTCAAATAGTTAATTATTTTAAAGACGGAAAGTTTACACAAAAATTAGATTTAATTAGATTAACTGCACAAGTGGAAGATACCGATGTACCTCCGCCAACTAAACTCCCATTACCGGTAATAGAATACCCTGATCCGGTGAGAGAAAATATTAATCCACCTCCTGATACTCCGTCCACAGTTAGAGCCACTGAAGATACCTTGGCTGCGGAAATTGCATCATCTCTATCACTTAATGGGTTACCTGGAGATTTATCTAACCTTCTTCCGGGTAATTTACAAAGCATTTCAGGTTCTCCAACTGGAGGATTATCGATAGGATCATTTATTAATTCATTATCTTCCGGCGCATCAGGAATTAATGGGTCTTTAATTAATCGTCTATCCGGATCTTCGGCTTTAGGATTACTAAATGTTGCTTCTGCTATTAGATTAACTAACTCAGGTTTGACGAATTTTTCAACAAATATTAATAGTGCAGGCGGGTCGGTAAATCAATTAAGTAATGTAGCCAATTCGATAGGATTTAATAATGTTTCACCTAATACAATTGCTCAAAATGCTATAGCTTCGGGTGCAAATTCTTCCAATCTTTCTAGTAGTGCATTAAGTCAAGTGAATAATTTAGGTAATAATGCTGCAGGATTAGTCTCTAGTAATTCTGCACAATTATCTAATATAAACGGTAATGTAAATTCTCTAGAATCTACTTTAGGTATTAATCCTAATAGATTAGCAGGTTTAAGTGGCGGATTGAGATCTAAAATCTATAATACAATTATTCAAGCGGCACAAAATGTTCCTAAGAATGTTGATATTAATGCCGCAGTAAGTAATGGGTTATTGATTAATAATATACCGGTACAAGGACTTAAAAATATTCCCTCAACCCAACCGACAATTAGTGCGCCTGATGCTGATATAAACATTAGTGATGTAAGATATATCTTAAAAAATGGTGGAACTTTATCAGATATTCCAGGAGCTGCTAGTATACCGAATATCAATAAATTAATTTCGAATAATAAAGCTTCGGTAGTTGCTGGATCGGCACTTTCTCCTATAGCAGTTTCAGGTAAGGTCAGTACACTTCAATCAGGTTTTTCACAATTAACAGGAAATTCCCCTAGTGTAGAGGCTGTAGTAAATACTATAAATTCAGTGGTTCCAACAGGACTTCCTAATGTATCAAATGTATCTCCGTCTGTAGTAAGCAAATACGGATCGAAGAGTGCATCTGCAGCATCTAGTCCTTTAATAAATTTAATAAATGGGTCAAATAAAAAATGAGTGCAGTTGATAAACGAATAACATCGGTATTTACAAAAAAGATGCCGAGTCCTGGACCATATAAAGCCAGGGTAACAAATCATCTCGACCCGACTAGAATGGGAGCATTTGAAGTTTCTATTCAAAGAGGTACAACAGACGATCCTAATGCAGAACAGTTAACAGGTCGTGCATATTATCTTCCTCCATTTTGGGGAACGATGAATCAATTATTTGAAGGAACTGATCCTAAAAAATATGAAGATGTACAACATAGTTATGGCATGTGGATGGTTCCTCCTGATATAGGTGCATGGGTATTGGTAATTTTTATCGACGGCGATCCTAATCAAGGTTACATTTTAGGGTGTTGTCCGGATACTTACCAAAATCATAGCGTTCCCGGAATTGCAGCGAGCGATAAAGTTTTTATAAGTCCCGAACAGCAATTAAAATATCAAACATCAAGATTGCCAGTGGGTGAATTTATGATGAGAACAGTTAAGGATCACCCGATGCCCAGTTCTCAATATCGCCCAATTCATCCATTCGCTGATCGATTATTAGCACAAGGACTATTAATCGATAATATTAGAGGTATTACATCTAGTTCTGCTAGACGAGAAATGCCAAGCACAGTTTATGGTATCAGTACTCCGGGTCCTTTAGATTTAACTGGAAGAAAAGCAGCAGTAGGATATGATAAAAAAACATTAGTGCCTATTAAGCGATTAGGAGGCACACAATTTGTCATGGATGATGGCAGGGTCGATCCAAAAACTGGAAAAATTGTAGACGAATTAGTACGTATACGTACTAGAACCGGTCATCAAATTTTAATGCATAACAGCAGTGATTTGATTTATATTGCTAATAGCCAAGGAACTGCTTGGATTGAATTAACGTCAAATGGTAAAATAGATGTATATGCTGCTGATAGTGTTAGTATACACTCTGAAGCAGATTTTAATTTCAGAGCTGATCGAGATATTAACATCGAAGCCGGCAGAAATATTAATGTTCGTGCATTGGGAAATATGGAACAGAATATTGCCGGGTATTATAATTTAATCGTAGATGATTATGCAAAGATATCTATTGCTAAAAATAAAGACGAAACAATAGGAAAAGATTTAAAGGTCAGTGTAGGGAATAATTTAAACATATTGGTAGATCAAGGTTTATTAGCAACTACAGGAGCAGGAATCGATATTTCGGCAGAGGGTGATGTAAAATTAAGTACTGCAGGTACACATCATTTCGGAGCAAGCGGAAATATAATTGCAACTGGCGCAAAGATACATTTAAATGGACCATCGGCAGCAGCCGCTGCAAGTGCAGAATTAGCCAGTTTACCTCCTCAGTTGCCTACATATAGCTTACCTAATAGAAAAGCAGAGAACGGATGGGCACACGGAACATTTTATAAAGCTAATCCTATTAGTAGTATTATGCAGCGCGTTCCGACACACGAACCGTGGGATCAACATGAAAATATAGATCCTGTGAAATTTAGTTCAACTAATACCGATGTCACTGTACAAAGTAGAGCAGCTAGTGGAATTCCTGATACTTCGGCTGTTTCTTCGGCCTCATCTGCTAACTTACCCGAGGTATTATCTGGTACATGCGAACCTAAATATGCAGCAGATATTTCAAATCCGTCTAATCTAACAGGAATTACACAACTTAAAGCAGCTTGTACCGCAGTTGGATTGAATACTCCTATATCTATTGCTTCTTTATTAGGTATAACAGGAGGAGAATCAAAATGGCAGATACAAACTGAGAAATTTAATTATTCTGCTAATAGATTATTACAGGTCTTTCCATCTATATTCAAAGGTGACTTAGCTTTAGCTCAAGAAAAAGCCGCTGACCCATCTAAATTACCTGAATTTTTATACGGACCGCCGCCGTTTGGGTCGCCTGACAATCAATACAGATCTTTAGGAAATACTACCTCAGGAGACGGTACCAAATTTATCGGTAGAGGGTATATTCAAATTACTGGTCGGACTAGTTATACAAAATATAGCAAGTTATTATATGATAGAGGGTTATTACCATCTGCAACGGCATTAGTAGATAATCCGTCTTTATTAAATGATCCTAAAATTTCAGCTTATGTTAGTGCAATATATATTGCAGACAGAGTTAAACTATCTCAAACAGATCCCGGATATTTTGATGCAGCAGTAAGAGCTGTAGGTTATTGTACACCTGACATTTATGCAACTAAGAAAGGATATTATGAATGTTTCTTAGGACAATTGCAAGGTACACCGATTCCTACGTATGATTCTTCAGTACCTCTAACTAATAGTGCAGGCGATGTTGTCGGGCCCACTACAACGCCAACAACAAGTAATACTACCGGCCCATAAATACGAACATGCCTTATAAAAATATAGAAATAAACCCAGTTCAATTTAAACCTACATTAACTTATAAACAAAGTCAATTTTATTTTGGTTATAGTTCGGTAAACACTGATGTTACAAATAATGTAAGATTATACGATTTTGACCTTATTAAACAAGATTTATTAAATCAGTTTAATACTCGCTTAGGTGAGAGAGTAATGAATCCTACTTTCGGCACAATTATTTGGAGTTTAATATACGAGCCATTTACCGATAGTGTTAAACAGGCTATAGCAGATGATATTAACAGAATTTGCAATAATGATCCGAGAGTTGTTCCGATACAATTAGATACTGTAGAACAAGAATACGGAATTCTTTTAGAAATTACACTTCAATATATCGGAACAGACCAAACAGCTAGCATGTCTTTATCATTCGATAGAGAATTAGGATTATTATCGCAATAATATACGTATATTATTACTCAAATAAATACGGTATCTTATGAGAAAGGCTATATGATACCATCAACAACTAATCAACTATTAGTAGCAGAAGATTGGAAAAAGATTTACCAGAGTTTCCAAAACGCAGAATTTCAAAGTTATGATTTCGACACATTACGTCGAACAATGATTACATATCTTAGAGAGAATTTTCCTGAAGATTTTAACGATTATATTGATAGCAGTGAATATATAGCACTTGTTGATCTAATTGCTTTTTTAGGACAAAATCTCAGTTTTCGAATTGATTTAAATGCTCGAGAAAACTTTTTAGAGACAGCTGAAAGAAGAGATAGTATTCTAAGATTAGCACAGCTAATTAGTTACAATCCTAAAAGAAATGTTCCTGCAAATGGATTATTAAAAATTACCTCTATATCTACTACTGGTAATGTTTATGATGTTAATGGAACAAACTTATCGAATGTCATTGTTGGATGGGATGATCCTACTAATTCTAATTGGTATCAACAATTCATTACAATTTTAAATTCTGCAATGGTTTCGCCGACACAGTTTGGTAAACCTGTTATTAGTTCTGTGATTAATGGGATATCTACAGAACAATATAAGATTAATTCTAATAATGCCGATGTGCCAGTTTTTAGTTTTACAAAGAGCATAGCAGGAACAACATTATCATTTGAATTAGTATCGTCGACCTTTGCTAATAATAATTATATCTATGAAGAAACACCGCAACTTGGTAATTCATTAGGAATAATTTTTCAAAATGATAATCAAGGAAGTGGTAGTGCAAATACCGGGTTTTTTATTCATTTTCGCGAAGGTACATTGTCTAATGCTAGCTTTTCAGTAAGTAGTCCGGTGCCGAACGAATTAGTAGGTATTAATGTCAATAACATTAATGATACAGATGTATGGCTTTGGCAAAAAAGCCTCGACGGCACTACTTTACAGACTCTATGGCAACAAGTTCCTGCACTAACAGGCAATAATGTCATTTATAATAGCTTGAATTCCGGCCAGCGCAATATCTATGCGGTCTTAACTAGAGATAATGATCAAATAGATCTATCGTTTGCTGATGGCAGTTTTGGAAATTTACCAAATGGATCATTTGCATTATATTATAGACAAAGTAGCGGATTAACTTATAGTATTAAACCAGAGCAATTAAGCAATGTTTCTGTTCAAATTCCTTTTACAGATAGTTCAGGACAGTCTCAATTATTAACATTAATTTTAAGTTTACAATATACAGTATCGAATGCTTCAGGTAGTGAATCTAGTGACGATATTAAATTAAAAGCTCCTCAGACATATTATACTCAAAATAGAATGATTACTGCTGAGGATTATAATATTGCTCCTCTCAACGTTAGTCCTGATATTATTAAACTTAAAAGTATCAATAGAGTTAGCAGCGGAATCAGCAAATATTATGAATTAAGTGATGTTAGTGGAGCATATAGTTCTACTGATATTTTTGCAACAGATGGTATTTTATATAAAGAATATAACGAAGGGAATTTTCAATTTTCTTTCACTACTCGAAATGAAATTTTCTCTGTTTTACAAACACAACTTTCAACAGTTATAGGATCTGCAGGATTAAACTCGTTTTATTTAGATCAATATCCTAGAGTTGATTTAAGCTATGCAAATCTTGCATGGAATCAATCGAATTTATTAACAAATCAAACTAATGGATATTTTAACTCTTACACTGGCCCTGTTTCTGTAGGATATTTAGGTACTGGTAACTTGTCTTATATATCGGCAGGATCTTTGATAAAATTTGTACCACCTGCTAATAATTACTTTTTACCAAATGGACAACTTACTAATATAAGTGATGATACAACTAAATCATATATATGGGCACAAGTGGTTAATATTATAGGTGATGGTTCTAACAATGGAACAGGAAATTTAGTTACCGGAGTTGGGCCGATTACTATGACAGGTAGCATATTCGGAAATGGACAAGTAATTAATAATGGATCATTACAAAGCCCATCATTGAGCATCCCATCGAGTGCAATACCTCAGACTATTATACCTAAATTTATTAATATTCTATCTTATGATATACAGACTGAAATTGCAAATTTATCACTATCAAAGAGAAATTTTGGACTAAGTTTCGATGCTACAACACGAACATGGTATATAATTGTAGATACTAATTTAGATCTATTAAATTCTTTCAGTTTATCTCATCAAAAAGACATTAGCAATTCGAATCTCGATGCTAGTTGGATGGTGGCATTTCAATGGACTGGAAAAGAATATAATGTTAGATATAGAACTCTTGATTATGTATTTGAAAGCGCAGCTCAAACAGCTTTCTTTGTGGATACATCGACAAAGAATTATGATTTTACAAATGATACAGTTGTAAAAGATCGTATAGATGTATTGTCGATTAATAAAGGACCTACTCCAGATACTATCTCATTAGGTTATGATTATTCATGGCAAATTAATAGCGCTGTTATCGAATCTGACGGTTATGTAGAACCTAAAAAAGTTTTAATTAGTTTTTACGATCGCAATGATAATGGTCAAATTGATGATCCTGATACATTTAACAATATTGTTTCTCCTGATAGTAATAGTTTACAGACAGGATACAAAGATAAATTTATCTATTTTCTAAAATCAGCTACCGGTAGTACTTATTCTTTATATAATGGTAGCATAATTGCTTATCCTAATCAAAATGCAGTGGTAAACCCAATTGATGGACAGAAATATTATTTTTATGATATAGATCTTATAAAAATTTATTCAAGTTCGACAAATTCATATGACACTCCGTCTCCTTACTTGTATTTTGCAAGATCTGGTAGAAAAAATATTAAGTTTCATTATATACATAATGCTGCAAATGAAAGAAGATTAGATCCATCGAAGATGAATATTATTGATGTTTATCTATTAAGCAGTAGTTATGATTCAGAATATAGAAGTTGGTTAATGTCAGGAACTGGAACAGCACCTATTACTCCAACATCACAAAGTTTAGAAAATAATTATTCATCATATTTAGAACCAATTAAAAGCATAAGTGATGAAATCGTATATCATCCTGCAATTTACAAAGTATTATTCGGTGGCCCGGCACCGACATCGTTACAAGCAACTTTCAAAGCAGTTCAAAGTCCAACAAGCACACTTAGTGCAACTAGTTTACAATCGAGTATTTTAACTGCAATTAATAACTTTTTTGCAATAGAAAATTGGGATTTCGGACAAACCTTTAATTTCGGTGAGTTAGTAACGTATGTTATGAATATAATGACACCGGACATTACTAACTTTGTTATAGTTCCGAAGTCGACTAATAACAGTTTTGGAAGTTTATTTCAGATAACTTGCCAGAGTAACGAAATTTTTATTAGTGGCGCAACAGTCAGTGATATACAAATACTAAGTAGTTTAACAGCATCAGAATTAAATGCAACATTGATCGTTTCGAGTAGTTAAGGACCAACTTTATAATGAGTAATTCAAATAAAAACCGTAGAAAATCAGTAAATTTACTTCCTTCTTATTTTCAAACCAATAAAAATACTAAATTTTTATCCGGAGCACTTGATCCTCTCTATTCGGTTCCATCTTTAACAAGATTTAACGGATTTGTAGGTAGCAAATTAAGCCCGACATACAATTCATTAACTGATGTTTATGTTAATAATTCTAATATTAGTAGCAATGAACTAAGAAACAAATATCAATTTGAACCAGCATTGATCAATCAAGATTCTCTAGGAAATATTAAAAATGTTTTTGGTATAGATGATTTAGTAAATCAATTATCTTTCTATGGTGCTAATACAAGTAATTTTAATAAGTTGTTTTCACCTGATGTTAATTCATATTATCCACATATTGATTGGGATAAGTTTGTTAATTTTAGAGAATACTACTGGTTACCGATGGGTCCTGATGCAGTTACCATAACTGGCCAACAACGAAATACCGTTAGCACGTATACAGTAACAGATTCTGCGGATGGAAGTTATTTTGTATTCACGCCAGATGGGCTAACTGAAGATCCAGTTCTAACATTTTATAAAGGCGTAACTTACGTTCTTAATATTAATTCTAAACATACATTCTATATTAAAACAAATAATGAACCAGGCTCGGGCGGTTCATTAACCGGCAACGGTGTTAGCAATGGGCAGATTATTTTTACAGTAGTTGATACTTTGCCCGGAATTCTTTATTATGCATCTGATGATACGACTGTTGTGCCGGGAAATATCTTAGTTAGAAATATTACAGAAAATTCTTATTTAGATATCAATGCAGATATTATCGGTAAAGCAACTTACACTACTGCTAATGGAATAGAATTAATTAATGGATTAAAAATTAATTTTGCTGGAAATGTAATTCCTGAATCTTATTTAGGTAAAGATTATATTGTTGAAGGAGTGGGGGATTCTATTAGATTGGTAGATTTTTCTGTTTTACAAACTCCTGAAAATGTCTCAACACAATATGATGATAACTTTGATACAACTTTATTTGACGATTATCCTTTTGATAATTTTCAAAATCTTCCATTAACTCCGGAATATATTACTATTAATCGATCAAGTAGAGATCTCAATCCGTGGTCTCGATATAATCGTTGGTTCCATAGTGATGTTATTCGTAAATCAGCCGCTGCTAATGGAAATATTCCAACATTTCCGATCAATCAACGAGCTGTCTATCCTATCATAGAATTTAGACCTGATTTACAACTTTATAATTTCGGTACAAATAGTATACCCTCTGTTGATGTTATTGATCAAGTAACAAAAGATGCATTTTCTACTATAGAAAGCGCAACATCGGCTACTGTTGATGGATTACCTTTACAACCAGGTCAATTAGTAATTTTTAATGCTGATACTGACCCGTTAGTAAGAGGTAAAGTATTCGAAGCTACGTTAAGTAGTATTTTCGGCGTCTATAAAATTAATCTAGTTAAAAAGATCGATCCAGTCTTCGGAAATAGTATGGTAACGCTTTTCGGCACTACCGGTAAAGCAATAGAATGGTGGTTTAATGGTTCTGAATGGGTCACTGCTCAACAACGTACTGTTTTAAATCAAGCTCCGTTGTTTGATTTATATGATGCTAATGGGAATAGTTATAGCGATAAAACGTATTATGATTCTATTTTTTCAGGAAATAAGTTATTCGGTTATGCAATCGGCACAGGAACAAATGATCCTATATTAGGATTTCCATTATTGTATAAAGATGTCGGAATAGAAGGATTATTCTTATTTCAAAATTACTTTAATTCAGATATTATTAAATTATTATCTCCTACAGCAGTAACAGATGTTCCGACATCGGAGACATTCTTAAGAATTAACAATGGCGATTTGGGGTTTAATTTTGTTAACATATGGACTAAGGGTGAGTCTTATCAAATACCTGTACAACAATTTCAATCAATAAACAGTGGTGATAGCATATCTGTTACAGCATTTGATAATCCTGCATTAATTAATGACTTAACTTTAGAAGTATTTGTTAATAATGCAAAATTACTAAATTCGCAATATACATTAGTGAAAGACAAAACTGAATTATCTGTCAAACTGAATAATTCGGTGAATACTGCTACAAATGTTTTAATTAACTTGTATACTTCTTCAGATCCTAATGATACTGGGGTATATGAAACTCCGATCAACCTGACTAATAATCCACTAAACGGACAAATTTTGCAATTTACATTTAGTGAGATTTCCGATCATGTTAAAACAATGGTCGATAAGGATCCTAGATTTGTTGGGAATTATCCAGGTATTAGTAATCTAAAAAGTTTGCCCGATATAAGCAAATATGGATCTAGAATTATTACAAGTAATAATCCACTATCCTTTTCTCAAGAATTTATTACTAATATAGAGCACGGATTAATCCCTGCAATTAGATCAGTAGGAAATGATTATTATCAATTTAAATTAAATCTTATTAAATTTTCTACCAATGCAGATATAAATTTAACTCCTGCAGATGCATTAGACTCGATATTATCTGAAATAAATTTAAGTAAAAATTCTTCATTTCCATATAGTCAAAGTGATATGATCGCTTATGGAAATAATGTTGTTACACAAAAATATACCATAACTGACGTTAGAAATACCACATATCCATTAACTTCTGGGTACTCGTTAGATAATCTTTCTTATAGATCTGTTTTATTATATTTGAATGATAGTTCGTTAGCATACGGTCGAGATTATACATTTAATGAAACATATTCAACAGTAGAAGTAACTGCTACATTATCTGTCGGTGATGTCTTAGTAATTAAAGATTATACATCTACAATAGGTAATTATGTTCCTCCGACTCCTACAAAGTTAGGATTATATCCGAAATATATTCCAAATATTTTTATAGATTATTCATATTCTGTACCTCAAGTAGTATTACAAGGGCATGACGGCAGTTTAACTATTGCATATACAACTATCGATAATTTTAATCAAGGAAATTATGATCTCAGAGATTTAATATTATTAGAATTCGAATTAAGAGTTTTTAATAATATTAAGGTTGAATATAATCGAGAATTAATTAACATTGATAAAATTCTTCCCGGATTATATAGAACAAATGATTATACATATTCAGAGATATATAAATTAGTTTCAGCAGACTTCATTAAATGGACCTCTACATTTAATATAAATTATATAGAAAATCTCGATTATGATGTAGATAATTACAAAACTTATAATTACGGATCAAATGTCGATTATATTACAGAGACTCCGCTGCCGGCCGGCGGGTGGAGAGGCATTTATAAGTATTATTTTGATACCGATCGCCCGGATACCTGCCCTTGGGAGATGTTGGGATTTAGTATTATGCCTTCTTGGTGGGAAGAAGAATACGGACCTGCTCCTTATACGTCTGGAAATTTAAATTTATGGCAAGATTTAGAGGCAGGGTTGATAAGGTACGGAGATCGAGCAGGGGTAGACGAAGTATATGTTAGACCAGGATTAACCAATGCGATTCCGGTAGACGAACACGGCAACCTTGTCGACCTTAGATACTGGAGTGGTATTGTTAATGAAGGATTTTTTAATAATAGCACACAAGATTGGGTATTTGGCGATTACAGTCCGGCCGAAACTGCATGGAGACGCAGCAGTCTTTGGCCATTTGCAGCACAAGTAATTTGTGCTTTATCAAAGCCTGCTGATTATGCTGCAAAAATGTATGATCCTGCTAGGTTGACTAAAGATGCAACAGGTCAATATCGCTATGGTTCTTTAAATAGTTTCTTAAATTTAAATTCTGTTTCTATTTTTTCAGATAATAATACTTTAACTTCTGGTTATAGTATGCTTGTAGTGGAAAATGGAAAAAAGAAGTCTTTAGGATATTTGACCAGTCTTAAAAACGATTTATTATATGCAAATTTTAATCTATTCTATAAAGCCGGCGGGTTTTTGAGTAAAAATAAATTAGAAATATTAATCGATTCAGTAAGTCCTAATTCTGCTAGTCCCGGAGTTGCATTATCAGAAGAAGATTATACTTTATTTTATACAATTAGTAATCCTGTTAAGACTGTGAGTATTTCTGGTATTATTGTAGAAAAAAATAATGCACAATTTGTAATTAAAGGTTATGATAAAGAAAATCCACGATTTAGTGTGCAATTGCCTATACATACCTCTAGTGATACATTGGTTACTGTAGGAGGGAAAACAGTTCCTTTCTTAACATGGACAGAAAATACTCTTTATCAAACAGGACAAATTGTTGAATATAACAATCAATTTTATACAGTTAATGCAACAGAAAATTCTGGTTCCTCTTTTAATATTATCAATCATATTAAAATATCACAATTACCGATTGTCGGCGGATCATCAGCATTAGCTACTAAATCTTTTGATGAAAATGTTACAATAATACCATATGGTTCGAAATTTGATACAATACAAGAAATATATGATATTATATTAGGATATGGTCAATACCTAATTAATCAAGGTTTCCAATTTAATCAATATAATTCCGATTTAGGCTCAGTGATTGATTGGAATTTTAGTGCTAAAGAATTTTTATATTGGACTACTCAATCATGGGGTAATGGTTCTGTTATAACTATTAGTCCATTTTCTAATCAGATTCAATTCCAATTTACTGATTCTGTAGTAGATAATGTACTCGATAGTTTTTATGAATATAGTTTATTAACTGCTACAGGGTTACCATTTCCACATGACAAATTTAATATTTCAAGAGAAGATAATATTTGTTCTATTACAGCGCAGAATACTAACCAAGGGTTATATTTTGCAAGATTGAATTTAGTTCAAAAAGAACATTCGATTATATTGAATAATAATACTATATTCGGAGACATTGTTTACGATATTGAAACCGGATATAGACAATCTAGAATGAAGATCTCTGGATTCATTACTGGAGATTGGAATGGCGATTACTTGGTTCCGGGATTTGTATATGACGAAGCAATTATATCAAGCTGGCAACCCTTTACTGATTATTCAGCTGCTGATGTTGTTAAATATTCCGGAAAATATTATGCAGCTAAAACTAGCCTATCGGGAGTTGCAACCTTTGATGCTAGTTCATGGAATATTTTAGGAACAAAACCGGTCGCTGCATTGTTACCGAATTTTGATTATAAAATAAGTCAATTTGAAGATTTCTATAGTTTAGATATAGATAATTTCGATGCCGGACAGCAAAAAGCTGCACAACATTTAATAGGTTATACTCCGAGAAATTATCTAACTAATATTATAGTTGACCCGATAGCTCAATATAAATTCTATCAAGGATTTATTAGAGAAAAAGGCACAGCTAATGCTATACAAAAACTATCAAAAGCCAGTATACATAATCTACAAGGGCAATTGCAATTCAATGAGGAATGGGCATTTAGAATCGGATCTTACGGTAATTATACAACATATAATGAGATAGAATTTCCATTAAGAGAAACAGATTTTAAAGAAAATAGTCAAATTATAACATTTGTTGACCAACCAATAATCGGAAATAATGATGCTATATCGTATATTTTACCATCAGATCTAAGCATCATTCCGACAGATTATTCTTCAAATCAAGTATTTTCTACAATACCATCATGTACATATAACAGTAACAATTTATTATTACCTACTGCAGGCTATGTAAGAATAGATGATATTACTGCTACCGCTTATAATAAAAATAGTTTATTTGATATTGCTAATAATACTAGTCTTAATGATGGGGATACTATCTGGATCGGATTTACAGATAATCATGATTGGGATGTTCGACGTTATACAAAACAAGTAGCAAATGTAATAAATTCAGCTATATTAAACCCGGCCACTTCGATGGTGTTTACAACTGATGTCTATCATAATTTATCAGTAGGTGATATCGTTTCTATTATTGGATTAGATAACAATACCGACGGTGTCTATGAAATAATTAGTATACCTAATTTAACTTCATTTGCGGTAGAAACTACATTAAGTTCAATAGCTCCGTCGACTACAAACGCATTATTATTTAAATTTATTAGTGTAAGAGTTAGTAGCTTCGACGATATTGATAATCTTCAAAATAATTTATTTTTAAATTTTGGAGAGACAATATGGGCCGATATGGGCGATGCTGGAACTTTACAATCAAAATGGGCAGTTTACCAAAAGAATAATAATTTTAATCCTTCTATATCGTTTGTAAATGGGGTACAATCAATAGACCAACGTTTCGGGTATCGTTTAGCTACAGCAGTTAATGCAGATATTTTAGCAGTAAGTGCGCCATATTATCATGATATTAGCACTGGATATGGAAAAGTATTCATTTATAATGGGTTATATAATCAAACACCTGCATTAATTGGGACTTTTGAAGTAAATGATCCTACATTAAGTTCATCTCAAACATCTCTTGGTAAATCTTTAATATATGATCCTGATTTTAATATCATTATTTCGGGTGCTCCTGATGCGAACTTAGTTCAGGTTAATTTTGTTACCGGACAGTTTATAGTTGATTATATAAACACAACTACTACATCGTTTGGTGATGAGATTTATCTTACAAAATCATTTGATATTTACGGAAATAAAACATTATATGTTACTTCACCGTTAGAGTCGAAAGTTTATTCATTTAATTTAAATGTTGAAACTACTGCAACTGGTATAAATGGAACATTGACTCTAAATAATGTCATTAACCTTACTACTGGTACAGACAAATACCTAATTACCGGTGATGCAACAGGTTCTGTTATTGCAATCTCTATGCCAACAGTTCATAATACTAGTTCTAGTGTAAGAATTTATAACGGAACTACTTTAATCGATTCGATTAGTCCGCCATCGGATCTTTCGATTACAGATTATTGGGGATCGGCAATAGCAATAACAGATGACAGTCAATACTTGTTTGTATCCTCGGCATCTGTAGGTGATGACATCAATGGGCCTGGAAAAGTTTATGTTTATAATAATACATCATCTGGGTATCAATTAATACAAACGATACATAATCCTTTGAAAAATCAAAGATTAAACTTCGGAACTTTTATTAATATAAAAGATAATAATACAATTTATATTTCGTCAACCGGTGTTCAACGTTTGAATACCATGATAGATGGTGGTACAACCACTTTTGATAATAATACGACTAAATTTTATGATGATATTTCTAATTCCGGTTCGGTTTATGTTTTTGAAAGAAGAAATGCTAAATTCATATTTGCAAGAGAATTGTTTGATAATGGAACATTATTAAATGGTAGTAGTTATGGGTCTAGCGTTGCAATTTCTAACGGAAATGTATTTGTAGGAGCACCTACTGCAACTCCTGATCATGGGGCGTTTTATCAATTTGCAGAAATTATTAAAAATTCACCTACTTGGAATATTTTAAGACAAGAAGATGATTTGGTAGACCTTTCTAAGATCAAGAAAGCCATTACAATAGATAGTCAATCGTCGAAAATTTTAGATTATCTAGACATAGTAGATCCTGTAAAAGGCAAAATTTTAGGATTAGCTGATCAAGAAATCAAATATAAAACAGAATTTGATCCTGCAACATATAGCATCGGTGTGCAAGGAGTAAATGTTGATACAAACACTAGCTGGATAGAAGAACACGTTGGTGAATTATGGTGGGATTTATCTACAGTTAAGTATGTATGGTATGAACAAAGTGATTTAGAATACAGAAAGAATTCATGGGGAAATTTATTCCCAGGTTGCAGTATAGATGTATATGAATGGATACAAAGTGAATATCTGCCAAGTCAATGGAGTGCTTTAGCAGATACAACTGCCGGATTAGCTGAGAATATTAGTGGACAACCGAAATATCCTGATGATAGTGTTATAAGTGTAAAACAATATTATGATTCTAATACAGGTGCAGCTACTAATGTGTATTTTTATTGGGTTAAAAATACTGTTATAGTTCCTAATGTTTCAAATAGAAGATTATCTGCAAACGATGTTTCTAATTTGATTTATAATCCTGCTAGTAATGGTACAAAATTTGTATCTATATTATCACAAAATTCTATTGCAATTACTAATGTAACTAATGATCTTGATTCTAATAACATTTATTTGAATATTGCATCTGATAGTATTAATAATTCTATTAACAAACATACAGAATGGGTATTATTGAGTGAAGGTGATGAAAATTATATGCCGACAACTATGCTTAATAGAAAGTTAATCGATAGCTTAGTTGGTTATGATAGTTTAGGAAACCCTGTTCCGGATCCTACCCTTAGTGATAGACAAAAATATGGTATAGAATTTAGACCAAAACAAAGCATGTTTGTTAATCGAACAGAAGCTTTACATAATGTTATCGAATATGTTAATGGGATTTTCTCTCAATATCGCATCACTGATATTGCGGATTTTACTAACTTAAACAGTAAGGAAGAAATCCCAGATGTATATTCTAGAACTTATGATTTAATTGTTAATTCATACGATGAGTTGGTTAATTTAGTAACGATCGGAATTGAACCAGCAATTCTATCTTGTCAAATAACTGATGGATCAATAACTAGCGTTCAAATTGTTAATTCTGGCACTTCTTATGGAACATTATTACCGGTTGAATTAGATAGTTACGGAAATCCGATAGCGTGGGCTGGCCCTTCTGTTGAAATAATCGCAGCACCGGGTGATACATTAGGAAACGCATCGATTACGACAACTATTAATAGCAATGGAAATATTATTACAACTTCAATAGTCAATGCAGGTATAGGATTCAGTAGTTCTCCAACATTAGTCGTAAGACCATATACCGTAATAGTAACATCCGATAGTAATAGTGATAACTTATGGGCTCAGTATCAACGAATTAATAATAAATGGGTTAAAATGCATACCCAAGATTATGATACAACACAATATTGGTCTTATGTGGATTGGAGCAGTAATGATTATGATGAATTGAAATCATTAACTGCTACGGTAGACGAAATATGGCAATTGAATACGCTCACAGTTGCTGATGGATCTTATGTAAAGGTTGCAAATCAAGGCAACGGCAAATATATTATTTTAGAAAAAGTTAGTTCAGGAGGCGATTTTACTGATCAATACAACTTAGTATTAAGCGAAAATGCCACAATACAACTCAGTGACGACCTCTGGAATATAGCAAATAGCACCTATAATTATGATTCTTATTTTACATATGATCAAACATTATATGATCAAACTCCTATAACAGAATTAGTTAATGTTTTAAATGCTATTAAAAATGATATATTTGTAGGATCATTGAAGGTTTATTGGAATTACACATTCTTTAAAGCAGTAAAATATGCATTTAGTGAACAGAAATTCCTAGATTGGGCATTTAAAACAGCATTCTTAAATGTGAAAAATTTAGCTGGATCATTAGATCAGCGTCCTGTTTATAGATTCCAAAATAGTGAATATTATGAAGAATATTTAGAAGAGGTTAAACCGTATCACAGTAAAGTTAGAAATTATCAAATTAATTATGATATATTAGACAACTCTCAATCATATATAACTGATTTTGATCTTCCGGCATACTACGATAATGAAAACTCCTCTTTTGTTAACGTCTTAGATATACCTAAGCTCTTAACTGAATATCCTTGGAAATCTTGGAATGATAATTACACTTTATCGGTAGATAGTGCATATGTAGTTTCTGCAGGAAGTGGATATACTGCTGTTCCTCAAGTACAGATAATACCTGCTATAGGTGACACGGGGTTAGGAGCCACCGGTGAAGCATATATTTCTTTAGGAAAAGTAACTTCTGTTATTATAACTAATCCAGGAAGTGGATATACAAAAACACCTACCATAACATTAGTAGGCGGGGGATCTACTTCATTAATTCCAGCTAAGGTATATGCTAGGATGTCTAATACTAAAGTTAGACAAAATTCTCTAGAAATGAAGTTTGATAGAATAACGCCATCGAGTGAGATATCAAACACTTCGGTCTATGATCAATTTATTGCAGATGGTAATACATATGAATTTACATTATCATGGCCGGCAGATAATGCAAAATCTAATATTTCTATAATAATAAGCAATAATGATATCGGAACTAGAGTCTTAGCAACACAATATAATATTGCTACCACTAAACAATTTATTAATGGATATCATAGATTAGTATCGAAATTAATATTAAATTTTGTCCCAACACAGGGACAGGTTGTATCTATTACATATAATAAGAGAATCGATATATTCAGCGCAGTGGATAGAGTTAATTACTATTATGACCCGACTATAGGAATGCCGGGAAATGATGTATCTCAATTAATGAGTGGAATAGATCCTTCTATTCCTCAAATTCAGGGATTAACCTTCGATTACACTACTAATTGGGACATGACACCATACGGTAATTCATTATATGGCGACGATTCTAGTTATTATACAACAGCAACAGTGGTTGCTACTGCAATTACAGGAACAAACACCTTGTTTGTAAACACTATTCAAGGAATATCACCAGGATTACGTGTGAATACCGTGGCTCTTAGCACAGCAACTGCTAATGATAATAAATTTGGAAGTAGCACAGTATTAGTAACCAGTGTAACAAATTCTTATACTATCGGGTTTAGTTTAAATATTCCTACTAATAGTTATAATCAATCTAATGCAGATACTAATGCAATAACTGTGAGTATTAGTAATTCAAATGAAGCAGCAGCAATTGCTGCCAACCCAAGTAATTATGAAATCATATTCAACGGCGGAGTGATTGCTGCAGTTGGTGGAATTAGTGGCCCGGCTCCGAATACTAGCGTCTATACTATAACAGGAACATGGCCGTCTAATTCGACAGCATTTCCGATCACATTACAGTATATTAACTATGCTGTATATTCAGCGGTAATATTCGATACTCCTATTATTGAAACAATTACTCCTGGAACAACTCTTTTAGAATTCTGGGATTATAACCTTACTCCGGGAGTATTAGATACTATATTAGACGGTGGTGATTTAGGCTACACGACAGCATTCGGAATCAATCCAGAAGATATAATAGTCGATGGTGATCAATTCATTTCTCCGTATATCAGTAATAGTCCGGAAGAAATGATAAAAGGACAGATGTACGAAAGTGTAGGTATATCGGTATATACAAGAACGCATACCGGTAGCCCATTAGTATCGCATTCCATTAATCAAATTATTCAAACCTCAACTACTACTGTGTTTAATCTACCTATGATGCCTCCTAATGTAGATTCTGCAATGGTTGTCTTTAATAATGAAGTATTATCATACGGATATGATTATAATTTAAACTTTGACAATGATACTATTATTATTAATACCCAGACCAGCACAGGAACTGTAGGAATAACTATTGTAGGTATCGGAGGTGTTGATTTAATTACTAATGATTTTGTAACAGAATCTAATGTGACAACTATAAGTGCACATGTCGGATTTGCTGAAGAAATTGGAAGTATATATGCTACATTAAATGGTATACAGCTTACTCCGACTCAATACACTATCAGTTCAGGTCGATTAATTGTAAGTGGATTACCGATCGGTGATTATACATTGCAAACATGGTCATTCTCCTCAACCCACAATCAGTTTAGCGATGTTACTGAAGAATATTTTGTAGGAGATGGAATTACAAGTTCTTATCAGCTAACTGTATATCCCGGTAATTTGGGTCCAGCAAATGCACAAGCTATCGTTGAAATCGACACTAAGAGATTAATTTCACCTACAACTGTATATTATTCGGTTGCGGGTGGGCAAACAGTATTCTTGATCGATCCGAACGATACATATCCATCAGGAACATTTGATTCGAGTGAAGTAGAAATCTACGTAAACGGCATCAAAATACGAAACGGTATAGATTTCTATGTGGATCAACCGAATAATACTGTGGTTTTCTATAATGGTTTCTTACAAACAGGCGATGCAATGGCCATAACGAACCATACATTTAGTGATTATTACTTTAATAACGGATACATTTATATTAAACCTAGTGCAAATTACGGTGTAGGAAATGTATTAAAGGTGATATCATTTACTGACGGAGATAATAGTCTGATTAGAACTGACACATTTATTTCTAGACCATCAAACCGTTATACATTAAGTAGACCTGCATTGAGTGACCAGTATATTTGGGTAACAATTGAAAATAATGCTCTAGTTAACGGTCTAGATTTTTCATTAGATAGTACAGGACAGATTTTATCTATTAGAGATACGTATCCTTACACTCAAGGACAAACTATTTCTGTACTTAGTATGACCAATGCTTATTTAAATAAAGGTTCAGTAGGATATAGAGTCTTTACTGATATTTTAGGACGTTCGCAATTCAAGAGATTAAGTAGAGGGAATACCACTCAATTAGCTGAACCATTATATTCTACGTCAACTACTATTGTAGTAGAAGATGCGGATGTATTAACTGAGCCAGATTTAGTTAGAAAAATTCCAGGAGCCATATTAATAAACGGCGAATGGATCGAATATTTGACTGTTAATAATAATGTATTGAGTAATTTAAGAAGAAGTTCGTTAGGAACCGGTGCAAATTCGGTATATCCTGCAGGGACATCAGTAATAGATCAAGGAATATCTCAAAATGCTCCTTATAAAGAAACAACAATTAAACAAATTCTTACAGTTACTAATACTGCTTCGTATCTAATTAATGGAATTTCGTTAACTACAAGTACATTAAATGATCAGTTTACTGTTCTTTATGCCGGAAACTTGTTGAATAAGTTATCTTATTATAAACAAGATATTTCAGTAGGTTATGATCCATATCCGTTTAATATAATCGGATCAACATCGACTGCTAGTACCGCTACGTTCTCAACTTCGGTTAATTTATATGATTCTTACTTAGTTACAACAACTAACCAAGTATGGGTTTACTTAAATTCAAATAATATAAATTCAATCAACGGATTTATGTATACTGGTATAAACTATATTCAGCCTGATTATGTAATCAATAATTTAACATCTTATGGTACAACAGCGACTGCTGTTTTAAATTTAAATTTAACTGGATTAATAACCGGAACACATATTACAGTATTACAAAAAGTTGCTACAAATAACATGTATGCTTCAACAAATACATCGATATTAACTGATAATGGGTTATTTGCAGTATTTTTACGTGATGCGCCGGCAACTATCCCGGATAAATATTACTATGGACAAATATAAAAACGAAAAAATGGAAGAAAATATGATAAAAAATCAACCAAGTTCTAAAAATCCCAATGAAACAGGATCTCTTAGAATTCAAGGTCACATTAAAATCTTTGATCCAGAAACAAAAGAAGTTTTTGTTGATAAAAGAAACGCAATTCATTACGAGAATTTTTCTATAGCATTAGCTAATAGTGTTGCAAATTTAGGTCAGAATTTTATCAGTGAAATGGCATTCGGAAATGGCGGAAGTAGAATAGATCCTACCGGAATTATTACCTATCTTACTCCGAATGTAGTAGGATCAGATGCTGCGTTATATAATCAAACTTATTATAAAGTAGTTGATGCAAATAACCCGTATGATGTTGACCCATCTAGAAATTTTATGGAAGTCAGACATGTTCCCGGAACATATTATTCTGATGTTTTAGTTAGTTGTTTATTAGATTTTGGTGAGCCATCAGGGCAACCAGCATTTGATGCCAGTGTATCATCTAATACTACATTTGTTTTTGATGAATTGGGCCTCAGAGGTTATGACCCGACTGGTCAGAATTCTGGTCCATTGTTAACACATGTCATTTTCCATCCGGTTCAGAAAGCTCTAAATAGATTAATTCAAGTTGATTATACTGTTAGAATACAAAGTCTAACTAATGGAAGTTAATTATGCCATACGTAATATCTAAATCAGATCCTACACAACCATTAGTTACTATTCCAGATAATAGTGTTAATATTACTGATACTAGTTTAACCTTAATCGGAAAGAATTATCCTAATTATGGACAAGCATTTGCTACAAATTTCCTTCATTTAGTAGAAAATTTTTCAAATTCCACTTCTCCAGCCAATCCGACAGCAGGACAGTTATGGTTTAATAATGCTACATCGACTTTATCTGTATTTGATGGATTAAATTGGAATGCAGTTAATTCATTTAACTCTAATACGATATCGTCATTACCTACAGAAACAGCAGCATCCGGAGATGCATTACTAGCTATCTCTGATAATGGCAATGCATTAAGCATATCTAAAACAGATTTTCTATCGGATGTTTCGACACCGCAGACAGGGATGATTATAATATGGCCATCTTCGAGTGTTCCTGCACCTACTGGATGGCTTCTTTGTGATGGTTCATCTTATTATAGATACAACTATCCGGATTTATATGCGGTTATCGGCATTAATTACGGAAGTTCGGCAATAGATTATTTCAATGTTCCTCAGATTGCAGGGTTACCTGTAAGTAATGGATCATTAACTTATCAGTCTACTTCGACTGCATATATTATAAAGACTTAAGAATATGGCATATACAATAAAAAATTCAGATGGTACAGTATTGCTTACATTGGCTGACGGCACAGTTGATCAGTTAGCTACTAGTTTAGCATTAATAGGTAAAAATGTAAATGCCTATGGACAATATTATAATGACAACCTTGTTCAGTTATTAGAAAATTTTGCAACTGATGGGATTCAACCGAGATCCCCGCTAGTGGGTCAGCTTTGGTATAATAGAGTCGATGGAAAATTATATGTCTATACCTTAGATAATGTATTTAAATCAGTTTCAAGTGCACAATTATATCCTACTACTCCTACATTAGCTAATGCGGGAGATCTTTGGATTAATACCACAAATCATACTTTATATTTTACAGAAGATGGCAGAAATTGGATATTAGCTGGACCTCAAAATAATGCCACCACTTCGACAACAAATGTTTGGGTTAATGATGTAATCACAGATTCGAGTAATAATACAAATACAGTTGCTAGTTTATATAATAACGGTGTATTAATTGCGATGGCAACTACTGCATCGTTTACATTTGCATCGACGTTTCATGGAATGACTTCAGTATCGCCGGGAATAAATTTAAATCCTTCTGTTCCTGGACTTAAATTTGTCGGAGATGCAACAAATGCCGATGCTGTAACAACAATTACAAACTTTTTAACAGCGAATTATTTACAAATTAATGCTACTGCAACTCAATACACAACACAACGATTAAATATTTTAAATAATGCTGGATTATATGTAGGTACAAATAGTAGTGTTTCGATTGTTTCAAGTAGTACCGCTAATTACTTGAATAGTAATGAGTTGAATAAATTATTTGATATCAGAGCAAATAGTAGTTTAACTCCGGGATATTTTACAGCGATTCGATTAAACGGCGATGATACGACATTCGGAAAACCTTCATTAACATTTTTCCCAGGAGCATCGACCGGTACCAGTATAGTAAATGTAAACTCTGATTTAACTATGACCGGAACATTGTCAGTTACCGGTCCTGTATCTATTAAAGGTAATACAACTATAGCCGGAACAACGGTTACATTACAAACAAATAATTTACAGATTACAGACAAAAATATTCAATTAGCATATAGTGCTTCACCTAGTGATTCATTAGCTGATGGTGGCGGAATTACATTAATGGGTACTAGAACCCATAATCTAAATTGGAGTAATTCTTTAAGTTCATGGCAAGTGGACGATAATTTTAACCTTGTTAATAACTATAATTCTTATCAAATTAATGGAACTACAGTTCTAACGTCATCAACATTAGGGTCTTCAATAACTTCTGCAATCGGAATTAATCAATTAGGGACTTTAAATTACTTAACGGTCACTAATGTAAGTATTACTACCGGTACTATATCGATGGTAGCTCCTGGTGTCGGTACGTCGGTTGATATGAATTTAAAACCTGCCGGCGGTGGAGTAGTTAATGTTAATAGTTCAAAGGTTACTAATGTTAATACATGTACTGATCCTACAGATGCAGCTAATAAACAATATGTAGATAATAAATTATATCTTGTCGGTACAAAAGGGTTTATTTTTAGTGTTGATATTACTAATATGACAAATCCTACCACAACAATTGCTAGTTGGCTTACGGTCTTAGCGCCACCGGTCAATGCTGATCCGACATATGATTTAATTAACGGCACTGTGATGCGTGTATTATGTTCTGCATCTACAGTAGGTATCCCTCAATTGAATACTAATGTAACCGAAAATTATGCATTTGTTGATGCAGGTGGCGTTCAAAATGCTCAACAGGTTGTAACCAATGTAGGTGTTGTAACACAACCAACTAATGCTGTTTATACAACGGTATACACTGCTATGTTATTTGAAGTAGTCAACGGAGTTTGGACATATCAGGGCTCGATTACGTTACCTTAAGGAATGAATGATGCCGTATACTATAAGAAAAAGTGATGGAACGATATTAACAACTATTGCGGATGGGAGTTATGATATAACTACCACATTATCGTTGCCGGGTAAAAATTTATATAATTTTGGTCAATTACAGAATGAAAATTATGTTTATCTATTAGAGAATTTTGCAAATACAACTGCTCCTGTTAATCAATTAACCGGCCAACTTTGGTTTGATAAAACAAATAATCTTTTAAAAGTTTATAATTCTGTCTGGCAACCATTGGCGGTTTTATCAACTAACCAAGCATATGCTAGTTCTACTGGTAATTTATATTATGATACTGTTAATAATCAACTTTCTATTAACAATGGAACAGGATTTAGTATTATCGGTCCTGACGGAATCCCGGGTTATGGTACTACTAGATCAGTATCGACTACTATTTTAGATCAATCTAATACTGCTCATCCGGTTATAGAATGGTTCGTTAATGGGGAAATGGTAGCAATTGTTAGTAATTCATCATTCACTATTAATACAGGTTCTCCGGTTACTGGGTATACTTCAATACAGAAGGGTATTAATCTTAAAAATTATGGTTCAACAAATGATACTGTATTGATTGGTTATTCTCAAGCTGCATTACTTGCTAATCAATTATTAGGTGACGGTGGCGGAGAAGTTTCGGCTGCTATATCTGCAACTCCGAGTACTATTGTAGAAAGAGATTCTAGCGGAAATATTGCGGTAACAGGAATAAGTGCAAATTTATTAAGCAGCACTTCTGGATTAATTAGCGGAGCTTGGTCCTTAGATACCAGCTTAAATCCATCTACTACCAATTCGGTTAACTTAGGAACATCGGGATTGAGATGGAGTAATGTTTATTCTCAAAATTTTGTAGGGTCTAGTTTGTCTGCAGGGAATGTAAGTTTTACGACATTAACTGACTCGGCATCTACTACTGTCGGATTGTTTGATTCTGATGGATCATTGACCGCTAATGCTAATAATCGTTTGCCGACTCAACAAGCAGTTAAATCTTATGTAGATAGCACAAAAGCAGCATTAATATCACAAATAAATGCAATAGAACCAACATATGGATTTATAACTCCAATAACTGTATACGATATGACTGGCAATGGTTCTGCATTTTTAAATAGCAGTGGTGGTGTAGATCCTAATACTCCTGTATTAAATGTAGGGTGGACTACTTATACCGCTGCCGGAGTGGGCGGAATTCCAGCTAATGTTAAATCTTTAATTTTAGAAATCCATTATCTTGCACACTATTTAGGTGATGGTGTGTGGCCGAGTAATTATAATATCGCAGTAGTTTTAGGTAGAAATTCAACCACTGTTGGGAATAATAGTACATGGCCTTGGTCGGATACTTTCTTATTAGCTAGATCAGTAAATGGTGATTATAAGTATTGGAATCAAAATATAGGTATGGTACAAGTTACTGTACCGGTTAGACAGACTGCTGAGACAGTGGGATTAACCACTCATCCTGCAGGAAGCTTTGATTATTCTATACCTGCAAGACCCCAAAATGGTGGCGGTATGGAAGCAGTAGCTATTAGAATAATAGGTTATTACTCATAATTATTAAATAAATTTGGAATAAAATAATGCCGTATATATTAAAAAAATCAAATGGAAATACATTAGTTACTGTTGCAGACGGGTCAATTGATCAGTCTACTTCATTGACTTTTGTAGGAAAAAATTATGCCGGGTATGGCGGTATTATTGATAATAATCTATTATATTTGTTAGAAAATTTTTCAAATAATACAGCACCTAGTGCTCCATTGCAGGGACAACTTTGGTTTGATTCAAAAAATATTAATCTAAAAGTTTATGATGGATCTAGTTTTAAACAATTATCGGTAATTTCAACAGCCACTAGTACTCCAGGAAATTTACAAACTGGAGACTTTTGGTTAAATCCCGCGAATAATCAAGTGTCGATTAAATCGAACGGAACTTTTATTTCGCTATCATCAGGGTATGGATCGAATGGAGCGGTGCTTTCAACAATAGCAGATTCTCTTGGAAAATCTCATTTAGTATCGAGGGTTATAGTTAACAGTTCTACAGTATACGTTAATTCAGCTGATAGTAGATTTACTGTTAATGTAACAGATCCTAATCAAGCATCATTCAATGTTATTTCTCAAGGAATAACATTATCGGGAGCTGATACATTAGGAAGATCGGCAGTATCTTTAACAACCGGAACAATGTTATATGGAACTGCAGCTCATGCTTTACAAGCTGATTCGGTTCTAAATGATTCAGGATCTTATAGTATTGCAACTACCAGTTCTGTTGCAAATACCATAGTTGCTAGAGATTCTAGTGGTAATGTATCAGTTAATTTAATAAATGGAACAGCAACTCGTGCTAATAGTTTATATGTCAATGGAACGACTGTTGAATATGCTACAACTAATTCTACTCCGAATACTGTAGTTGCTAGAGATAGTTCAGGAAATATTTCTGCAAATAGTTTTGTAGGACCTGCTAGTTCGGTTCAAAATTCTCTCACATTCTTTGACGGAACAACTTATAATGGATCAGCTCCGATAACTGTGTCTGCTAATGCTTTAGGAGGTTTAACTACTTCGACATTCCAAGGAACGAACCAAAGTCTTACAGTAAACGGTTATCAGATATTACCCGGTGGATTGACCTTGGCTTGGGGAAGAGCTGGTCCTTATTCCGGCACTGAAGGTGGTATAAATGTAAATTTTGCAAGTTGCGGGTTAACTAATGGATTCCCTAATGCATGCTTAAATGCCCAGGCAACTATATTGTTGCCTTATGCAGATAATGTCGCTGATCAAGCAGCGCAGGTGTACTCAATGACCAAAACAGGAATCGGCGTATATCTACAATATATGGCTAGCGGAAATGCTACAACTGGGTTATTTATTAACTGGTTTGCTATCGGACGTTAAACAGACATTGGTGCTTTGATTGTGGAATGACATTGGTAATCGATTAAAGAAATATCGTTCATATCAAAATCAGTAATAACATCGATTTCCGGATTAAGTTCTAATTTCGGCAAAGGTAGAGGGGTTCTCTTTAATTGTTCCTTTACTTGTTCGATATGATTTTCATAGATATGAGCATCGCCGAATGATATAATTAAATCGCCTACTTCTAATTTACAAACTTGTGCAATCATATGTGTAAACAACGCATAGCTAGCAATATTAAAAGGAACTCCTAAAAATAAATCTGCTGATCGTTGATACATATGACAACTTAATTTTCCATTATTAACATAGAATTGACTCATAGTATGACAGGGAGGTAATGCCATGAGCTCCAATTCACCGGGATTCCATGCAGTAATAATATGTCTACGACTATATGGATCATCTTTGATGCCGTTAATAAGATCTAATAATTGATCATGATTTTGAAGAACAACTTTATTGATCCTCACCAATGGCTTGCGCCAACGACGCCACTGTACACCATAGACTCTACCAAGATCTCCGGCATGTCTTTTTAGATTTTTACCAACCCAATATGGTGCATTAGCATTATCAGTCCAAATAGTTTTTTCGTTAGAATATCTATTTCCATGAAGTATTTCACGAAGTCGAAATTCGTCTCCGCTTCCTTCTATGAACCAAAGTAGTTCGCTAACTACAGCTCGCCATGCTAATTTCTTTGTTGTTACCGCCGGAAACCCTTCGGATAGATTAAATCTCAATTGTGCTCCGAATTTGCTTAAAGTACCTACTCCTGTGCGATCTGGGCGAGTTTCTCCATTTTCGAGAACATCTTTAAGTAAGTCTAAATATTGTTTCATTTTTTATATTCTTTAATTATATAAGCCGGGGTATTAATCGTTTTGTCAAATTTATCTAATTCTGTTATTTCTTTGTAATTGTCTTGTACAAATTTTAAATCAAAAAAAGTATCACATACATATGAAGAATCGATTTCGGTAATGTACCAACATTCCACTAGATTTTTAACACTATCGTATATTTTTTGGCCGCCAATAATACATATATCTTTATTGTGAAATCTTTCTTTTAATTCTTCAATAGCGGATACAGGATCTGTAAAAGTAAAGTTTGCTGCTGTATGTAACTTAGAACTAATTACTACATTTATTCTATCAGGTAAAAATTTGCCGATACTTTTCCAAGTTGTCGAACCCATTATGACAATTTGATTAAGTGTTTTTTCTTTAAACCATGATAAATCATTTTCTAATTTCGGCCATGGCATTTGACCTTGGAATCCAATGCCATGACCTTTTTCTACTGCTACTAACCCAATTATCATTCGACTTCGACTTTAGGCGTCTTTTTCTTAGATTTTGGAGGATCCATAGCATCTGCTTCTTTACGAAGGCGTGATGCTTCTTTATACAAGGTATCAGCACGACTACGCATTTCTGCAGGAGTCAATTCGAATGATTGAGTTGACGATGCAGTTTCCTCTTTTTCTTTAGGAACTTCGATTTCTACCTTCTTGGTATTTTTAGGTGTCGGATTCCCGTCCGTCACTGCTAACTCATCCAAACTTACGTTTTTCTGTTTAGCAATTAATACATTCAATTCGTCTAATGGTATTTGGGTTTGACTATCTGGAGTCATAAGAACCATGTTGGTCGGTACTTTTCTTATATGATTATTACGATGCAGATAATCCAACATAACACTTCCATCAGGGAATCTGCGAACAGCCAAGATGTCTGCAAGTTCATTTGCCTGTTGAGCGCCTTCAGTCTCGATCAAAGACATAAGAGTATCATGATGACTATCTATTAGTCCTTGTGTTCCCACAACTAGTGCATTATGTGGTTCACCTGGAACTGTTCTATAAAGAACAGCTAATCTAGCTGAATTATTTTTCATTTTACCAACATGTTTCATACGATCTCCTTATTGTGCTGCCGGAGTCTGTGACTGATCAGCAGGTAGATTAGCATTTAAAAAGCTATCTAACTTTGTAAATACCGCTCCTACTGATGCCATTTCAGCGGCACCGAATGCACCACGACGAGCAGCAACATCAACAACTGCTCGTAGATTCTGTAGATCTACAAGATTCAATTGTGGTGCTTCTGTTGCAGGTGGTGTAGCTGTATATGCTCTTGAGTTTGTATCATCTGTATTCATTGCAATAATTTCTCCTAGGTTTTATGCAAATACGGGCATGCTAAACTAAACATCGAAAGTTCTTTAGGATCCTCGAAGCTAATTTCGCAAACACTCGTTGTTCGCCTGTCTCGATCTAACGCTAGTTTAGTTCTAACACAGTACCTACTATTTAAGTGAGAATAGATCCACTGGTCACACTTTTCGGCCAATCTCATATCGGATAAATTTATGGATACAAAATGGGGAGGGGGATAGAACAGCTTTCGCTGTTCTAATAAATTAAGCGGATTTACAGTACCTCTTTCTAATGGCATTATAGTTCGTAATACGCAGTTTCACCAAATGGTGCAACAATTTTATTGTTTCCATGAATAATGAACAATGTGTCACAATAATCTTCATCTCCCCAACCACTGCAAGGATAACCATCTGTAAACATAACAAATTTCTTTGGTTCAATGCCGTTGTCTTTCATAAAATCCCAATTACATTCAAACGATGTACCACCACCGCCTTTAGGAATATATTCGGTAATATCATTAGCAGTATCTGCAGTAAATTCTGCAACATCATATACTTTAGTATCAAACGTCCACAATGTTAGTTTGAAATCTTGATATTCGTCCATAATACCTTTGACTTCGCTGATCATATCTTTAGCTTGTTTATCAGTAATACTACCACTCATATCAATACCAACGCAAACATCGATGGTTTCTTCATTTAACAAACCAGGAAGAACTGCACCGCATTGCTGACTTTTACGATTAGGACGAGCAAAACTAAAATTGCTCTTAAGAATACTTTGAATATTCATTCGAAGCAATTGGCGCCAATCCATTTTAGGTTCGGTAAAATCGGAAATTAATCGCTGAATACCTGCAGGAGTTTTATCTGCACCTGCAGCCTGTGCAGCAGCCAACATTGCTTCTTTAATTTCGTCGCGAATTTGTTTACGTTCTTCAGGAGAAAGTTTTGGACGTTTGCCTTCTTTATCGCCGTCACCTCCGCCACTGCCGTCTTCGCCGTCGAGATGTTCGTCAAGCAATTCGCCTAGATCTTCAATATTAATCTTTTTGCAACGTTTTTCAAGATCTTCGTAAATTTGTTCAAAACTCCAACTTCTATATTTGTTATCTTGGATAATTTTAATAGTACGAGGAACTTCTCCGATTTTGTTGTCGACCAAAATCTGATTAACAGCAAAATCTGCCGCAATATTTGAAAGTTGTTTATCGCGAGTTCCGAATCGTCCAAGATGATCAAACACGTTATGTAAAACTTCGTGTGCAAACCCAAATTCTACTTCTTTTGGACGAAGGTCATTTACAAATTGATTATTGTAATAAAAATTACGACCATCAGTTGCTAACGTATCGCACCAATCACTAGCATCAATTAATCTCATGCGAGTAGCCATATTACCGAAAAACGGATGTTTAAGCAGCAATGCAATACGTGCACCGATCAATTTTTCGATAATTTGATTTTTTTCTGCAGTAGAAAACGTTTTATTAGGTTTCGATTTTGACGATTTTTTCGGAGCTGTAGTGGTCATATAAATTTCCTTAATCAAAAAAGGGCCCTTGCGGGCCCACAAATTCAAACTACTTGATCCATTGCAGTGAGGATGTATTTGCCATATTTGTCATGGAATTCATCAAAATTCTTAAGTCGCTGCGTATCAAATGGAAGATCGTAGTTAGTAAGAGCGATTTTAGATGCCATAACAGTCAATTCAGTCGGAAAATTATCCATCAAAAAGCGGAAAAAGTTGTCTGCTAATGCATCCCAATTCTTAACTTTCTTCTTATCTGCTTCCTTGAGTTCGTAACACAAACTGATGCCTAGCGAATACATTGCGCTGATTTCTTTAATCGAACATTTAGTAACCTTACCTGACAGGATGTCTTCAGGGTTAGGCATCTGTTTAGCGACCTTACGGTGTGCCATAAATTTATGAGTAGGTCCTTCACCAACAGCACCTGAAATAAGATCTGTTAGGGTATCGTCATCCAAGTCATCATCGATAAGAAGATCACTTACAAAACTCCAAGAGCGAGGAGTTGCAAAACTACGGCTTGCACTCTTAGGATCGAAATCATACAAATCTTGCTTTGCAAAACTAAGATAACCAACAACCTGTTGATGAACGTTATTAGCAGTTGCCCAGAATAGCCAATCTTCAAAATCAGTACGAAGTTCGACATGAAGGAATCGATTTGCCAACGGCGCAGGCATACGATAAGTAACGCCCTTATCAGTTTCGCGATTACCGGCGGCCACAATAGCTACACCGTCGGGCAATCGATATGTGCCAACACGGCGATTCAAAATAAGCTGATAAGCAGCAGCTTGGGTAGCCGGAGCTGCTGAATTAAGTTCATCAAGGAATAAAATAGCATTACTATCTGGATCAGTGGGCAATTCTGCAGGCGGAGCCCAACTCATAGTATTAAGTGATGCATTATAATAAGGAATACCTTTAATATCGGTAGGTTCCCAAAGGCTCAAACGAACGTCGATAACTGGACGATTTTGCTCATCGCCGATCTGTTTAACGATGTCGCTCTTGCCAATACCCGGAGGTCCCCACATAAAAACAGGACGTTTGACTTTAATGCACTTACGAATGCTTTTCTTAGCTTCGTTGGGGCTCACAGTGCGATTAACTGAAATTTTCTCTGCCATAAAATACCTTTAAGTTTAGTGTTAAGGAATCATCTTTCAAGCGTTTATTATACGCTTTTTTATCATTCAGTCAATGATTTTTCTTCGGATCTGTGTTTAGCATGCCCGAATTTTGCCAAATCGCCACCGAACAAAATGAGTTGCACTGCAACTTTATCTCGGCTAACCCATATCGTTTGGTTAGAAGATAGGTACCAAGGACAATCTAGATACTTGTCTAGTTGCAGCATTACTTTACTGGTATAAACACTATCTACTATGTCAATTTGATAAAATTTTAAAAGGTCATGATTTTTTAAAAAAGTAAAACCATCATATGTCAAACGAAGACTACGTTCGCCATTTTCTCTAATATTTTTCCACCATTTTTGGTAATATTTTTCGACAACCAATGCCGTTGGCTCATACCCAAGCCATTTTGTTAGAAATTCTACCGTTAATTTATGCTTTATATCCATCCGAAATCTTTTGACCTGTAGTTAGTTTGTATACTGAAAAATCTTCACAATTATACAACTTGTTTAGTTTTTCTGCAAGATTATGTGCGTGTCCTGCATTAGAAAAAGATACTTTTTTATACTTCGGACCTAATTGCTGAGCTAATACAGAACTAGTCTTAAGATTAACAGGTTTATCTTTATAAAAAACCGCCCAAATAGCTTCTGCTTCTAAAACCTGTTCAGTTTTATAAGTTTTTTTATTGGTTATTTCTAATAATATGTTTGGTTTTGGTCGGCTCATAATAAGTGAGTATAATTTAAATACTCACTTATTTATTCTATTTTTACCGAAAACCGCCCCCGTCCATATTGATAGAAATGACATTTGGTTGATTTTGGGCATTTTTTAATTGTTCGTCTAGTGTGCCTGCTAGTCTAGTCATTACAACTGACAAACTATCGGACAATGCTTGAACTTCTTTAATGTCTAAAACTAAATTTCTTTGGTTTGTTTTGATTGAAATTCTTGCCTTTTCTAAAAACTTTTCGATAGCTAATGTATTGAGATTACTCATTTTTATTCACCAAATTTAAAGCATTTTTCATTTCATTTTCATTTTTAAATGGGCCTTGATAAGGGTAACGTTCTAACGTAATTAATTTAGGACAGAAGCTTTTTACCCATCCTTTTCGAAATTTAATTATATAGTGTCCTGCACAATATAAACTCTTACTCTTTGAGCTTTTAGCATATATTGGTAGCTTTTTCTTTATATTATAAACCGGATTAAATGGTTTTGAGCTACAAGGATAATCATATATTGATTTGATTTCTTCTTTTTTGATCGAGAGTTTAGAATCACTCACATTATCAAATAGATCTGGTCCAAAAATCTCTCGAACATCCCTAATAGTGGATAATTCTGTTTTATCTCCTTTACGGAAAAAAGAATATCCTTTCTTTTCTTTATTCAAAGTACCTAATTTTGAACCATGTTCTTCTATGATCCAACATTTGTTAGGAACTAAAACTTTAGTTGTGGCATTCATTTATATACCTCGCATTAAGTGGGTAAACGTAACTATCGGCATTTTCAGTAATCTTTACTAGATCATATTTTCCGCAAAATTTAAGAAATCGAACTCCTACTTGTCCGACATTTTTTTCAGCAGTTTTTGCTACATCAATGGTTTCTTTAATTATCATTTTAATATGATCGGGTTGTGCAGTCAAATCACACAAAGTTACATTTCGAGAATAATCGTCGATAACTCGATGTTCGATTCCGTCATGATCTACCCATCGCTGTAACATGATATTATTCCAATTATATCCTTTAGATTGTCTGTCAGCGTATGCATCAATTAGGCCAACTTTATTCTTCGACCCTTTAGTTCGAACACCCGGATATGCACTGAAAATATTATCTGATGTATCGCCTCGCATACACTTTTCAAACAATAACCATTCTGGGTCTGGTGCCGGTTTTTCTTGTTGTGTTTTTTTATCGACAACGCGCTTGCCTAATTCGTCAAAATAACCTTCATGTGTAATAGTTACACCAGTAACACCATTATATTGACGAACATTAGGAGAAATTAACTGTGCAAAATCGCCATCAGTTGAAATAATTACATGTTGATCATCGGGATGAGCTTGTATCCATCCGGCAATGAGATCGTCTGCCTCTAATTGTGAATTATGTAACACCGTACAATTAGTTTTTTCAATTACGAAATTTTCGAATTCGTCAAGTGTTTCCCAGAATAATTTTTCTTCTTCAGCTTCGCTTGGAGATAAAGCTGCACGAGCTTCGGATCTTTGTCTCTTGTATGGAGGATAAACATCTTTACGCCAAGACCTACCTTCGAGACAAAAGATTACATGAGATCCATTAAAATCTCTCCATGCTTTTCTAATACTAGTAAACATAGTATGTAGGCTTAATCCTACTTTCTCTTCAAGGTTTCCTCGAGCAACATGCCTGGCCCGGAAAAAAACATTTGCAGTATCTACCAAAATATATGTCATTAACTTATCTCCGAGCGGCCACCGCCAATTTGTTTAACATCGATGAATCCCATAGATCGTCGATCCATGCTCGCCCCAACTGCTGTACCGGATTCTCTACAAATCTCAGTAAACCATTGATCGATGACTTCTTCGTCAGTTTCACCATAATATCCTAACGCTTTTAATTCTACTACCTTATACTCGTTCCAGTCAAGTTCCCAAAAGCCAAAACGTGGATTTTCTGGAGTAGTATGAAATCCTACTACTTCAAAATATGGTTCTTTCTTTTCTGTAGCAATTTCTTTTGGAGTTAGTTTAGCTAATCTTTGCTGTTCTTTTCTATCATTTTCTGCTGCATTGGCTGCAATTTTAGCTGCTTCTGCCCTAGCAATCAATTCTTGAGCTTTTGTTTCTGCTTCGGCTGCAAGTCTAGTTGCTTCTAAGGTAGCAGCTTCTAGTTTATCGATACCTAACACTCGTTTAATAATTTTATTCATTAAGTTCCCCATTTTACTACTAAATTATATCCAGCTTCTTTAATTTTATTTTCATACATAAGAGTTTTTTCGTATAAATCTTTCATAGGTATTTTTATAATAGGGTGTATCATTTCTGGATCAAATGTTTCTGGGCAACCGTGCCAAAATCTTCCATGATAAAGATAAACAGTGTTTGAAACAGGATCATACCCATCTACCCTATATTTTACATCTTTTAGCCAGTATTGTCTTTCCGGTATCTTTAATTCATCTAACCAAAGTTTTTCTGATTTTGATATCGGTGTAATTTTGTGTATAGCATGAAATACTCCTTTTCTTAATGCCATTAATTCTTTAAAATCGTCAACTTTGCATGCCGGGCATGGTGTGCAATGTTGTTTTGACGAATATCCTGTAAATGTAATATCAGAATGAATATTGCATTTTATGTTATTAAATTTATTTCTGGTTCCCGATACCAATACAGCGTTTGTAAAATCTAATGCCGGTCGTTGTTCTTTATACCATTTAAGTCTTTCTTCTGATAATATCATAGTTGATTCCCACATTTTACCACTCTCATAGTATCCTTTGCGACAACAATATTTGAATTTTTTTATTTGCCATGGTAATGAGTAGTGTGTTCCGTGAGAACATCTATATTCAATTTTTGTATCGGTGTTTATATATTCACCGATTATTTCTATTCCTAAATTGATCGGAATTTCCTTTAAAAATTGTTCTTTGGTTTTTTTGTTTACTGGATTAGTCATGATAATGTACCCCAAGTATTTATAAAAATTTATATTATTTGTAAATAAATGGGGCATTATATCACGTCGACCATGCGTTACCAAAGAGTGGAACTTGGAGTCTATCACTGTATCTTAACCCATTTTGCATTGCAAGATCGGCAACACGGCGATTATTTAGCGAGTATACACTTTCTACTCCGCCTACAGGCATAAGGTAAACTGGTCCTTCGAAGCCAGTTTCTCGGTATACTTTTACAGTATCAATGGCTTCTTGTGCATCCTCTTCGGTTGCAACAACAAACTTAAGATAGGTAAATCCTACTTTTTCGTATTCACAAACAGTGCTAGGTTTAATTGCATCCTCTCTGGATTCACCACTACAACTTAATTTTGCACTAACACTAAATGTAATCTCTCGACCCACTTTGTTCCACATATTTAGATAATCAGCGAACTCTGGAGATAATTGCTGTGTACCATTTGTTTCAAAAGTAATTTCTGTTAAATCTTCCATTTTAGGATGTTCTAACAAATCTGGATAAGCACGTTGCCAACCCAAAAGTGGTTCACCACCGGTAATAACCAAATGCTCATCTCGCCATTCGCCATGTGGCAACAAGCTAACAATTTGTTCTGCAATGCTGTCTGTAGTCAGCATAGGACTAAGGTTTTTGAATCTTGTATCCCAGCTAGCATAACTGTCGCAGCCTGTACTAACCAATGGCAACTCGCCATAAGACTTATATTTACTAGGATCTATGTTAACAGCTTCTGTACTGCGTTCACCCTTAGGCATTCCAAAGCCCGAACATTGAAAATTGCATCCAAATGTACGTAAGAAGATAGAAGGTACTCCCATGTACCTTCCTTCTCCTTGAATGCTGTAAAATAATTCTGCTATTTTAATTTTGCTCATTTTTTATAATTTCCTTTACCCGGGATAGTGTTACGTACACCACCTACAGGATCATCAACATCACCTACTCTGCGAGGAATAAGGTGTATATGTGGCCACATGATAGTTTGACCTGCTGCTTCACCAGCATTTAATCCGATGTTAAATGCGGCGCATGTTTCTTGCGAAACCATAAACTTTCCATAACGAATAGCCTGATCAAATGCGAATCCTAATGCAACTAGTGTATTATATTTAGGTACGAAAAGCAAGTGTCCTTCGGTTACTGGATATTTGTCTCGGTATACTACAACGTAAAAATCTTCCTGTAATACATTGGTCCATGGAACATTTGCATCTTTAATAGAAAAAGGTCCGGCAAAAATATTATCATTCGAAGACCTAGGAAAAATATGATCATTCATTTTAACCACCAATTTTCCCAAGGAAACTCTACCCAAAGATCGTTGTTTGCTTTATTAATCTCAATACCTTGATAGTCCATTTTAACTTGGGAAATACTTGAAAGATTATCAACAAGAACTGCAAACTTCACGTTGCCGTTCCAAACATCATTCCATGCAGGATCATCTCTTAAACAGCTCAAAGGCCAGTCTTTTAATATCCAATTAAATGTAGCACCAGTATCATTGATATCGTCAACAATAAGAATATTTTTTCTACTTTCAGGATCACTAAATCCTGAAGTTTTATCATTGTTGTCTCTCAATTTATACCCAATTGCATTGTCGGCCATCCAACAGTTAGATTCTGTATCATTGTTGCCGCTATCTCGAAGGCTAACTTTAAGAGTTTGGCACGGAACATTAAAATAATGACTAATCATTACTGCAGGAAGCAATCCGCCACGAGTGATTCCTACAATATAGTCGGGTTTCCAACCTGATAAAGTAATATCACGACAGATTTTTGAAACTAAAAATTTATATTCTTGATAATCGATAATTAGTTTATTCATTATCCGTGTCCTTTCATGCTTAGACAAATGTCATAAAATTCTTTCTTTAATGCAGGATCACGGTTAAAAGCACCTAGCATAATTGCTGTAGTCATATCGCTTTCGTGTTCTCGCACTCCTCTTTGCGTCATACAGAAGTGTTCTGCTTTAACTACAACAGCAATATGTTCAGTCTTAGCATATTCCTTAAGTGCTTCAGCAATCTGCGTAGTCATTTCTTCTTGAATTTGCGGTCTTTCACAGATATGATGAACAAGACGATTAAACTTACTAAGTCCGATCACTTCATCTTCTGGCACAATGCCTACCCAACACTTACCGACAATATTCTGAAAATGATGTGCACAAGTACTACGAATGCTAATAGGTCCTGTAGTATACAGGCTCTTGTAACCCATATTCGGAAATGCTGTAACCTTAGGGACTGGTCGATACCTACCACTAAATGTTTCTTTAACAAACATTTTAGCCACACGTCGTGCAGTATCATTTGTGTTGTGATCATGTTTAGTATCAATGATCAAACTTTCTAAAACACCTTGAAATTTATTAGTAACTTCATCAACTAGAAGTTCTAGTTCTTTGTCGTTATAGATAAATTTTGAAATGTTATCATTGCTGTGAAATCGTTCACCTGATCGTTGAATTCGATCGCGAATTACTTCGCTTATATTTTTGCCTACATCGTTCATTATAATTATTCTCCGAGTTTTCGTCGTGGATGACGTTATGATTTATAATACAATATTATTTAGGTGGTGTCAAATTAATCTTTTTAAAATTTCATTTGCACTAAAAAAATCTTTAGTTAAGATTTCTGTTTGTTTTTTCAAAGTTGGTAATCGAGTTTCATAAAATTCCATATGATTAACAATTTTATTACACAATTCTTCACGATGATTTTCATATGCAGTGAAATTCTCAGTCCATTCGCTAGGATATTTAAATGTTTCAAAATACATTTCTGAATAGCTTAGACGATCAGGAACCATCGGTATTGCATCAACTAACGCGCCTTCATAGCAACTAATACCTAATGTTTCTTGTAGATTCGCACTGAATACTAGCTTTGCTTCGCCTAACAAGTTATGATATTCATTTTTAGTTAACTGCTGATCTTGGCAGACTACAAATTCATATTGCGGTAAATGTTCTTTAAGATCTCTAAAAATTTCTACTTGTTTTTCCGGAGCAATACGATGCGGAAAAAGAATTAAGTCACGCTTGGGCATATTCTTATACACAGTTAGTGTATCTTCCATATATTCCATCGGCCAACCACTACGTACAATTTTATCCCCATCGAATCGTTCCAACCAGTCATCGTGATACCAAGGATTTGTAGATGTGGATCCATTATGCAGGAGATTATCAAAAAACATTTTTATATGAAAATCTGTTGCAAAATAATTATGATCTATTGCCCAATACATGCTTTTTTCAGCATGTCTAACCCATGGTTTATCACCGATCAATCTACCTAAGAAATCTTCAGGATCATAGCTACCTGCATGCCATAATGCGTGAATTGTCACAGGAATCTGCAACAATTCGCTCATATATTTGAGATTTATGATACCAGGATGCCAAGCATCCGTAAAAAGAAAATGATCCCCAGCATGAACTGTTCCTGAGCAAAATAAACGAGAAATTTGTTCAACTTGACTAGATTTGTATACATTTGTACCACCAAAGTTAAGAAATGCACCAGGCGTAGTAGCATTAGGAATATCTGAAGGGCCTGAGATTACGTTTACATCAAGTCCGTGATTGCGTAATAGTGTAGGTACACTGGTCTTCCATTCGCAGGTATATCTAGTTGGAACACTTTCTAAGTCTATTACATAAACAGTCATTCCTTATTCCTGTGACTGCGCTCTCGCCGATAACCTCGCCGGTCGCCATTCATCTTTGCAGAAAAGTCTCGCCATTCCTTCGACTTATAAAGGTCCGCCGGATCAAACCGCAGCAGATTGAACCTGCAGTGATCCAACCAAGCTTCGAGGTCCTCGTAAATACGAACAACTTCGGGTTTCATCGAACGAGTCTTATAATTAGCCATTTAAAAAAATCCTCACCATCTATTGTTAAACTTAATGAAGCAACCATTTTCGTTGTCTTCACTTACCTCAATCCAGATATTTCTGGCGCCATATTTGTTGTGAATTACTTCATGTAAATCCTTAGCAATCATTTCACAACTCTTATGATCTAGACTTAGTATACTATCTTTATACAAGTCCTGCAACCAACGTTTAAATTGGATAAATTCAATTTCTCGATCGTCATCGAATACTTCGATCCATACCTTAAAATGGAAAATATGCCGGTGTGGAAATCCTAGAAAACTAACATCTGCTAGCATAGGATCGGTAGCTGCTGCTGGATAACAATGTATTCCTTCTTTTTGGAAGGAACACCAAATCATCATATCTTGTGTAGTCATACAACCTCGAATAGTTTAGGGTTTAAATTTACAGCATTAACATATCTATTTTTATGGTGATCTTTTAACTTTGTCACAATAACATGACAATTTTTACATAAAATTTCTAAATTTTCAACCGATCCATTTCTTTTATCACCATCGATATGATTAACATCTAATTGATCCGGAATGACAATTTTTGTTGTGAAACATTCGAAATTATAATGTTTCTTATTTTTATTAGCGCACCCTTGCTCTAATTTCCAGATATCTGCTTCTTTTTTTCCTTTGCCTCGGTGATGCTCACAGAATACTTTCCATTTTGCTGCCGGAGTTCCATCGGGTCGATCCCAAGATTTATGATATCCAACCCGATTAGTGCAACCAGTAACAGCACATTCCGGAGCCCATTGATTAATTAATGAATTCATTTTAACACCGTATCGTTTTTATATTGTGACCAATCTGTGAATTTGTTTCGATCTTTGAGATCATGCAGGCTATGTGTCCAAACTCCGGGATTAGTCGCCTTAAAATCTTTATCATCAATTTTAATCATAGTATTGTAATTCCATAATTTAATATAAGGAATCGGAATCATAATTTGAGGAATAAAATTAGCATAGTCGTTTAATACACCATCATTAAATTCTTCAACAGCAGACATAGGAATATCTAAACTACACCAATAATCCTTCTCAAGGAAATGTGTGATCATATTTTCCCAAGCGGCCCATTCTTTATATTCTTTAGGATTAAAACTATGATTAGCTCCAAAGAAAATATGTGTAACGGAACTTCCAATGGTCAAGAATGGGTCATCGAGCATTTTCTCAATTTCTGCAATAGGTTGCAAGCCCGTTACAAACAATGTTTTCATTCCATAAGCCGGAGTCTTTTCAACCTCTGTACCTACAAAGAACATAACATCTTCAGATACGCCAGTTATGTAATCTCTTTTCATATTATTTCACCATTAATTGTATTAATCGTTATCAAGTAATTCCGAAAGTGCTTGGAGTTTAGGATCATCCGGGTGAGCTAGATCAATTTCATTTTGAGCCGTAACTTCTTCTAGATCAAATAATGCATTAAAATGATTTTGATCAGGACCCCCACGCAATCGAGCTCCTTCTAGCGCTTTTAAGAAAGGCATTGCTCTTTCAATCATAGCAAATGCTTCTTTTTTATTTTTAGTTTCGAATAACTCTTCGACAAAACGATCGAAATATAAAATATTACGTGGAACCCAATCAGAAAACTCGTCTCCATCTGAATTCTTTGCACTAAGTTTAATCCAATGACGCCAATCAGGCTTAAATCTAGCACGTTCGATATCAACTAATTGATTAGCTTTTTGTACAGCAGCAATATGACAGTATACATTATGTGACATCATTAGTGCATAACTGAAACTATCCCAGCTAGTCTTACCGATTTTTCCGATCTTATTCATCTTAGGAATTGTAGAATAATGATCTGGATTAGCAGGATTGAATTCGATTTGATTACCTTGCTTATCTACACCTAATTCTGCATTAGTTTTCGGAGTGCCTAGATCATAATAACAAATGTCGCCCATTTCCAATCTACGTCCGATCTCGCTTTCAAATGGAAACGGAATATCGCTATTAGCAAGTGCTTTATTATCTGGTGCTTTATCCATGAGAATCGACCAGCGCTTTTTGCTATGCTGCGCAGTTGTGTATACCAACCCGTGAGCAGTTGCAATAAATGGACTTGCACAGTCGAAACTAATAGTAAGATTAGGGTTAATATGTTTTCTAATTTGACGTTGTATACTGGTCAAGAATACACTCCAATCTAGTTGTGCAGTTCCTAGGAAATGTATCCAATCTTTGCCGGTTAACATTCCTTCTTCGCGCATAGTCATTAAACGCTTTAGTGTAATATCCATCTTACACATATTTGCACCACCGAATGCCCACCCTTCTGCAGCTTTATCACCCCAAACTTTATTGTCACTGAATTCCTTAACACCGTTATACCATTTTTCCGCAGTATCCCAGTCACTTCCCTGCAATACATTCAAGAATTTAGTCTGGCCTAGACGATTTTTTAAGAAATATTCATTGTTAAATTTTGTTTTATCGAGACAATCTTCGAAAGTTTTTAGCCCAGTTTTGGGACTATGAATGTGATCACAAGCCCAAGTTGGTACATCGAGCATCATTGACCAGTCGGCTGTAAGCTCTAGCCATTCGAGGATCTGCTGCCTAGTCTTATTAGCAGCAGCTCCTTCGAAGTTTAACCAATCAAATTTAAGTACACCTTTACCGATTTGATAGCCACCTGAGTCACCTAAGATCATAGTATTAGCTCGATCTCGTTGCTGAATCATAGATTCTTGTACAAGACTCTTATTAAGATCTAATTGTGCGTGACCTGCAGAATAAAGACCGTATTTGTAGGTAAAATAACCTTCTTCCGGATTAAGAAAGTTCATGCCTTCGATCCCACGATCGAATGATTTAGGGATACGATCTTTAGGAACATACTCTTCTAAACGTTGTTTAGCAACATAAGTTGAATAGAACGAGCTGATTGCTGGCAAATAGCAGGCATAATCCTTATTCAATACACTTAAATCTACTGGTGGTCTACTTTTCATTTCGTTTTTGTTCCCATAATTTTTTTCTTGCCTCTGACATTTTTCTTTTAGTTTCGTCTGACATTTTTCTACCTTTAAGTGTAGCACTTATTTTTTCTTTTTGCAAGTCCGACATTACTTTACCTTTTTGTGCGGCACTCATTTTAGCACGGGTTTCAGCACTTACTTCTACTCCTAATCTCGAACCTTTTTGAACACCTGTCTTGCCTTTATTCCAAGGAGTTTTACCTTTACCAGCTTCGCTTAATTTTTTTCTATGCTCTTCTGATTTTGTTTTACCTTTTAACGCTTCTGATATTCTTTCTTTGTGCGTATCTTTTCTTGGTTTCTTATTTGCTTCGGAAATAGTCTTTCTCCCCTTTTCTGATAGATACGACCCAGTTTTTATATCTTTGTTCCATGGAATAATGCCTGCCGATCCATCACCACCGTCTGTCCTATTATGTAAAATACCTGTACCTATATCTTTTCGACCATACCAACGGATCATTCTACGCTCAATAGCAAATGCTCCAAGCTCTGTTAAATTTGTTTCTAATATAATAATCCTATTTAGGTCTTTAGGAACAATAACAGAGTGAGACTTTTGCCACGCTCTGTCATCTTTTCCTTTACCAATATAATACGGTGTTAAATCTTTAGTTCTCAAATAAGCATATACATAAAACATAATAGTTCTCCTATATGTTTATTTATACTTACTTGCTATATATACCTATTATTATTCACCTTTAATCATTTTTAAGCCTTAGCTGGAATAATATATTTGTAAGTAGCTAACCCACTATCCATAGTGATCTGTAAAGCACCGGCATCACTAATGCTGAGTTTACAGGTATTGACATCTGCAATTTTTAAGATACTTAAAATTGCCTGAACTGGCCATGTATGAGAATGAGATAGCTTACCAGTAACATCAGAGGCAAACACAAATTCGCCACCGTGTGAACTCTGATCGCCGAAAATAAATTTCAAATTATTATTTTCTACTTTAACCAAGAATGTAGTATGCTCGTTATTAGCGCCTGCTTGAAACTGAAAGCGCTGAATTGCTTGTAAGGAAGGAGTTACCTCAACATTCCAGTTAGCCCCACGGAATTTAACGGTCTTGAGCTTTTCATTAACAATATCTGCGTTCATAAAACGATAATCATTCTTAAAATCGCCTGATTTATTTTCAAAATGGATGCCAAATGGTATTTTTTCTCCATTCCTATCAACTTTGACTAGTTCAATCTTAGCATCATCTTTATATTCACTGCCATCGAGCAAATATTTTAGTTTGCTAAGTTGCTGCATACCAAAAACCCCAATCATATCTTCATATGGTTTAGCGGTTTCGCAATACATGATTACTGACCGATCCGCTGAAAGAGAATCAATCTTAGTTGAGTTTTTATCACCCGTGACTTTTAGAATATCTAGAAAGCCTAAATTGTGTGTATGACTCACAATATCTTTTAAAATTTCTTGCATTTTTATATTTCCTTTTGAATTAGTATATACTATTTTTATTCGAATGTAAACAAATCATTAAATGTATTGTTTCTTGTGGTAGATTCTAAATCCCATTCAAGAACACCGATAAGATTTTTCAATTTTTTATTAATAATCGCTATTTCCATTTCATCATGATCAAATGGTAATTCTTGGAACCATTTCGGTAATCTTAGTTCATCTGTAGGATATGCTACACTAGTAAATCCTAACGGATTATCTTTAAGTTTACATACAATTACTTTCATTCCATCAACAATATTAATAGAATGTTTATCACTGTGTGCTCTCTTTAGAGTATTCCAATTGATACTTGCACGTACATGCCCAGGCATATCAATTTTACCATCTTTTTGTTCTCTAGCTTGATAATCGGTGATTTTATTAGCTCTCTTAGGGCTACCTTTTTCCCAACCTGGTCGAGATTTAAATTCAGTACGGAATTCTAAAATTCTTTCTAAAATCTCTTCCTCTCCAGCTCCGGTTAATACTTTATTTAGGATTTCACTAAGAAAATCTTGCATAAATTCCGGAGTATCACTACGTTTAAGATCCAATCCCATAGCCTTAATCTTACCGGGTTTTCCATTAACATCTTGTCGTTTTCCGTCTTTATCGTAATAAAGTACAGCATAACGCTTCTTAGTAATAAAAAGCCCTTTAATAGCAACAATCTCTCGACCTGCTTTAATAACTTCTCCTCGTTTTTTAGGACAATGAAAGTCGTTTAGCATGAATTGAGGGAATGTACCATTAACTTCCTCCGCTACTGTGTTGTACAATTGAATAACTGTATCCTTATCCCAGGATATGAGCCCTTTGTTAATTTCATTCTTTAATGTAGTATAGGCACTGAAATATGCAGAGTCGGTATCACCATAGATAATTGCTTTACCTAAATGATCATATTCGCCTGTGATAATTTCATTAATCTTAGAAGCCATATGTCTTGCAATACGACGACCGGTTAATGTAGTCGATTGACCAATTCTGTTATCAAAGAATCTACAGCCTGCATTTAGAATTGCACCATAGAGACTATTTAGATTAATCTTTTTAACTAATTGTCTTTTATCCCAGTATTCTTCTTCAATCTTATTACCGGCATCGATTGCTTCTTTGAGTTTTTTCTGAAGTTCTTTACGTTCTTTATACCAACGTGCTAATAACCCAGGGATAATGCCTTCTTTTTCGTATGTAAAGATAGTTCCATTAGCACTTAGCATCCATGGATTATTATTTTCATAAATTAATTCATAGATTTCTGCACCTGATAACGTATCACTTTTGCCATCTTCCCAATCTATAGTGATTTCTTTAGCTTTATCACGAGACATTACTAATTCAAACTCGTTACTAGCAAATTTACCTTCCCAAGCCAACGCGAACTTTCCGCCATTCTTGGCCATTTTGGATTCGATTTCTTCTCTGGTGTAATCCTGTCGAAGTTGACCGATAATTGTTTCCGGACCCATGTTTAATGCACGAATAACTGAAGGATACAGGCTATTAATGTCCATAGATCCTAGCCAATCATGCAGCCCTTTTTTAGGATATGCTACATATGCACCTGCTGCTTTATCATCGATATCATCTTCATCATCTGAAGTGTGTTCTTCTACTTTAGTAGTTTTATCTCTACTAGGAACAATTAATCCTAAATGATGTGCTTCGTTGATAATTGCTTGTTCAGTAACAGCAACTGCACCCATAGTAGTTTGAAGCAATACAGTATTTTCATGTGCAATTGTATTAGCTAAGTCGATAAACTTCAATTTTTTATCGAGTTTTTCTAAAATTGCACAGTCTTGTCTATTATATTCAATGAAAGTCTTAAAATCGTTATTATATAATTGATCAAGTGTGCCTTCGTATTGAGTTTTACGTTCGCCTAGCTCATCTTCAGCGACTGAATCAAGTTTCCAACTATGTCGTTCTTCATATGTATATTTTCTATATAATGCCAAACTATCTAAATGTACGCGCCCTACGATGTCATAGGTAACAGATGTTTTACCGAATTTTTCATATTCTCTACGTTTCGGAAGTTGGTTCCAAAGACAGAATCGTTTGGTATCTTCTTTACTCAAAGTCTTAATAACACGATTAACAGTATACGGAATATCGAATCCTTCTGAATTCCACCCTGTTAACACATCTGCATCTTCAATAAGATGCAAAAATGTATCAAGCAACTCATATTCTGTTTCAAATAACATGGTATTAGGAAAATCTTTAATTAATTCCTGCGCTTGATCCATTTTCAATGTTTTCGGAGGAATCGCCAAACATACTAAAGTATCGAGCCATTGAAGATGAACTGAAATCGCAGTGATAGGCATAAATGCATCGTCGGGCGTTGCATATCCTCTTTCAGGATCAAAATCAACTTCAATATCAAAGAACGCTACATTTAGTTTTGGCGGTTCTTTACCGAGATAATTTTCTTCTAAACAACGAAAGATAGGATTGATGTCACTTTCAAATAATTTGTGACCGCTATAAATCCTTTGCTCTTTTGTATGTTCTTTCCAACTTTTAGATGTTACTCGGTTTAGAGGAGTACCAAAGATACTGGTATATTTTCCTCTACTATCTGGATAGTAAAAAACATATCTTGCAGGGTGTTGCTGATATATTCTTCCTTTTATAGGATCACGTTCAACGACATGCACAATGTCATTTTCGCGATCCCACATGGAATCAACGTAACTCATATTTTTTCTCCTTGTGACTTATGGCTCACAGACCATCTCATGGCCATTTATGGCTGGCCAAACCTTGTTCTAATAATATTTATTTACGCTTCGCCATCTTCTTTACGTACTGCGTGACCGGTAATCGTAAGAATGGTTTCAACAGTATCAAATTTCTTCCAAACTTGATCCCAATTGCCTTTTGAGGCTACATTAATTGCTTGCTTGATTTCACCGACTGAAATGTCAAGTTCTTCTGCAACTGCTTTAATAGTATCATTGAGACCTTCGGTTAAGACTTCAATTTCTTGTTTAACAGTTACCCCTTCGGATACAATCTGTTTAAGTTTGTTCT